GATCGAGCACGTTCTTGGTGGGATCGATCGGCGCCATGGGACTTGCCGCCACGGGCGGTGGCGCTGTCATTTCTTCGTTGCCGCCATCCGACATTTCCTCAGCCTTTCACGCAGTTGCAGATGCTGGCGAGCAAGCTCGGCGATGGCCGTGCCTTTGGGCTGGCGCTCAAGCTCGTCGGCTAGACGGCGCTGATAGGCAAGGGGCCATTCCCGGAGTGGCGGGCAGACGACGATCGGCGGCGGGACAGCCATCTGGCATTCGAAGATGATGAGGAAGCCCCAGCAGATCATGCGAGCCCATCCCTCAACCGCCTGATGGCGTCGCCGATCTCAGGCTCAGCCACTTCGCCCATTTCGGCCGCAACCTTCGCGGCGGCGGTTGCCGCTTCCCGCTCAGCCTCGGCGCGGCCCCTTGCGCGCGCGTCCTGGCTTGCCTTCCACGTGGCCAGATATTGCAGGATCATCTGGCCGAAAACCGACACGGCCGCCTCGATGAGCGGCCGCGCCAGCAGGGCAAGGATTGCGCCCATTTACGGGGTGGGTTCGGCCGGCGTATTGGCCGCGACAGCATCGGCCAGCACCTTGGTCTGGACATCCAGCTTGTCGGCAAGTGCCGCGATCTTGGCCTGATTGGCTGGCGTATCGCGGATTTCCTGCGCGATGCTGGTGAGCAGCGTGATGACCGACTGCACAGCATCGCTGTTTTCAGCGACTTCGGATTCGAGGCGGGCAAAATCGAGAGCCATTTGTTCTAACCTTTTGCTGATGGGAGAAAGCGCCTCTGCAATCCGGTCCAAGCGGCGCAAGATATCGGGACCGGAATTCTGGTGGCCGTGATCGTCTGTTCCATCCATGGCGATCGCGGCGGCGAGGCGTTCAAAAGCGGTGGCAAGTCGCTCCATCCGCTTAATGACGTGGATCAGCGTCCCGGCGGATTCCTCCACCTGCTTGGCGAGCTGCTCCGTCTTCTTAGCGTCGTGCCGATTGCGGTTGCGCAGCCATTCCATTACGCGGCCCTCCGTGGCGTGGAGATGTCTATCTCTGCCGCCAGTGCGACAAAATTGGGCTTGGCCACATCCGATGCCAAGTCGAGCCGCGACCAGATTTTTTCAGCCAATTCGGCAGGTGTGCCAGCGAATTGTTTGACCAATGCGGCGCCGTGCGTTCGCGCATAGGATAATGCCCAGCGTAGCACCGGGTTCGCGGTGTTGATCTCGATCGTCTTACCTGCCACGGCGCCAGGCGTCTGGTTGATGCCGAAGGCAATAGCCTGTTTAAGCAGTTGCTCCACCCGCATGGTCATGAACATCGCATTGACCTGGGGTGGCAGCTTGCGGAAACTATATGCGATAAGGGCGCCGAGCCCCACCCAGACATAGCCGAGCAGGCCGGACATGATATCGCCGATGGGGATGGTGACCGGCGGCGGCGCGGCCTGGACGATCACCTCGACGGGGACCGGCACGGCGGGTGTGATTGGCGCCGGCGGCGTGGGGGGAACTGGTTGCACCTCGCCGGCAGGTTGAGCTTGCACCAGCGCGGCGGTGACGATCCCGGCATTGGTGGGAATCGCGAGCATAAAAAAAGCCGCGAATGCGGCGGGTAGAAGTCTCATGATGTGGTCCTTATGAAAGGCAGGCTTGATTACGTTTCCTTAGCGATCGCCTTATTAAAGGCTGGCGCGACTACAGGCGGGCGGCCTGGACATGCATCCAATCAAAATTCCGCGCCCGTCCCAGGCTCACCCAGCCCTCATCCGCCCAGATGTCCCAGAAGCGTTTGCAGTCAGGCAACGCCAGGCGCGCCGTGTCGCGGCCCTGTCTGAGCTGATTTTTGGCCGGATCGAAGTCGATGGCGATCCCCCAGCTATGCATCGACCATGACGATCCGCCGCGCATCTTGCGGACGTTCAGACACCCGCCGAACAGGTCCACACCGATCAGCTTGCGCGCGGTTTCGTCATAGGCGTCGGCAATGCGGGTGAAGCACCGCAATGCGCTGTCATGCACCTTTTCATGGACCGAGAATTGCTTGATAGGCTTGCGCAGATCCCAGGCGAGCCGCATCGGATAGGGCAACTTCAGCATGGTCTGGTGCTTGCCGACCTCGCCGAAGATTTTCGCCACATCCTTCTGGCGTGGCCAATGCGCTTCATGCAGCGTCCGCGCGATTTCCTCATCGGTTTCAGGCGGATCCACATCGCGTTCCGGCATATAGGCGGGGAACAGCTCGTTGAGCGTCTTCGGCCCGGCGATGCCATCGTCCGTCACGCCGTGGAGACGCTGGAAACCACGGATCGCGGCGGTGGTCAGCTTGCCTTTACGGCCGTCCACCTTGCCGGTGTAAAAGCCGAGTTCGGCCAGCCGCCGCTGGATGTCAGAGACGGTCATCGGTTCTCCCAATAAAAAACCCCGCCGGAGCGGGGTCAGATTGAAGATGTGTCGGGGTTCAGAATGCCGCAGACTTCATTGGCCGAAAGGCGCGCCAGAACTGCGAAAGATCAGCCGCATCGGACCAGACCGAACCGTATTGATCGCGATGCAAGTAACCATCCATCCGGGCGTCCGGCTCATCTCGCCATTCGACGTTTTGGCCACTTTCCGCAGCGGCGGCAAGGACGATGCTCTTGAGACTCTTAGGCATGTTTTCAAGGCAATTCATGTTGACCTCTCATTCGCGTTGCGTCTGCTCGCCAAGCAGCGTCCGCCATTCCTTGAGCCAACGGTCACTCACCGCGGTGCGCTCGGCGTTGCTCAGGAAGCCCACGGCAATATGCAGGGCATCCTCAAGGGCGCGTATACGTTCCGGCGCCGGGGTGTCAAGGCTTGCCATATGGCTATGCCCCACGCGCGCTGAGCAACTGGTCCAGCACGCCGAAATTGCTGTCAAGCTCCTCGGTAAGATAGGCGCGGGCGGCGGCGAAGCGCTCGCCTTCCACGGTCTGTTGCAACAGCGTGATGATCGAGCCCAGGTTGTTCATCGCGGTCTCGATCTGGAGCGCCGTGAAAACGCTGTTGTCGTCCTTGGGCTGGCCGGGGAACGGGATGACGGTCGGTTCGCGCATCATGACCTCCTACAGGAACAGGCTGAGGCGGGACAAATCGCCACTGAGCCGCTTGATCATGAAATGCAGCGAGTTGACCGCCTCGCTTTCGACGGTGGTCGCGCCGACCTTGCGGGTGCGCAGCAGTTCGACCTGCTCGCGCATCTCATTGACCGTGCCCTTGATATGGGCAAGACGGTCGCGGGGATTGTTGGCGAGCACGGGAAGCATTAATGATGGCGTAGCCATTGTGACCTGTCCTGTAGGTTGCTGTGGTTAGGCTTGGCGGGGAGTTCGCACCTCCCTGTCAGGCCGGTATATGCACCATAGCAATGATATATCGCATGTCAACGGCTATCTTGACATTTTCGGTATGCCGCGTATCGTCCGCCTCATGGCTATCAAACCGAAACGAATTCTGATCGAACTTCCGCCCGAGCTTTTTCGCGCGATTGAGGACTATCGCTATAGCCAGCGTGTCCCAACGCGCGTCGAAGCCATCCGCCAACTCATCGAACGGGGATTGCACACCACAATCGATGATGACACGCCCGGCGAGAACTACGATCCAGGCCCTGCCCCCAAGGCGAAGGAGAAAACCACGTGAACTTCTTCGTCTGGTATAGCCTCTCGAAATACGATCCGCTTGAACTGACGGAATTCTCCTGCGAGAAGGACGCGCTCGACTTCATAAACCGCCATGCTGGCAATCTCGACGCGACATTCCATGTCGTGCGCGGGCAGCGTATCGGTTTGGTGCCGGTCGCCATCGTTCGGGAATATCGGCTCAACACCTAACCCACCCTCACGATGACGCGGCCCGCGCCGCCAGCGCCGGATACCCCGTGCTATGCATAGCCGTAGACGGCGTAGCTTCCCGTGATATTTCCGCTGGACATGAAAAACGTGACAGCGTCGACATCCGCCGCAGTGCGGCGCGTTCCCGCGCCATCAGCACCAACCGTCGCGGTTGTAGCATTGTCATTCATCCACGACACATTGTGCCGAAACTTGGTGAACAGGGCCGCCGATGTGTGGCCGATGACTTCCACCCACCCCGTTAGCCCTTCTGACGATGCATTGCCTATGCCGTCTTCGGTCAGGGATATTTGCGTGTCTCCAGTGCTGTTGCCCTGGTTTGTGCCGACTGACGCAAATTGCTCGAACAACGTCCAATCATAGTTGCCGGCGGCGCTGTCGTAGGACGACCCGCCATTGGTCGACGACCGCATCAGCAAATTGACGCCATCGGTCGCGGGCAATACGCCGCTCAGCAGGATTTTCAGCATGCGATAGGCGCTCATGCCGGTGAGCAATACAGGCATCGTAGCGGCGTTCGAAACGCTTCCGGACGACAGCAACGCGACGCCGAGTGAGGGGAGTAGCGATGTTCCAGCGCTGGAAGCGCACGCGGTTAGATCAATGTTGACGCCGCGAAAGCTGCCGCCTGCTTCGAAAATGCGTACCAGGTTGCCTGCAACGTCAAACACAACATCGCCGCCAAGCGAGTGGCCCGACGAAGGCGCCTGCAAGTACATTTCGCCACCTTCGTCGCCGCCCGCTCGGTTCACAAAAAAGTTAGCTGGGACGACCAGCGGCACGCCAGACAAGGTAAGCGCCCCGCCACCAGCATCAAGGCGGGCGGCAAAGTCTGACGTGTCCCCGTCGCTGGTGTGGAAGTCGATATAACGGCCGACTTCCATCACGCCATCAGCCGCGACCGGCGCGATCACCCCCCAACGGTCCCCCGACGCCGTCATCGGAAAACCCGTCACCGACGTCGCCGTGCTGTTCAGCTCCAGCACCTGGAAATTCGTACCGTCATAGCTCAGCGTATAGATGCCGCCGGAGACAATATCGCCCGACGCCAGATTGGTGGCGCCGCCGTATTTCTTCAGCGTGGCGGCGCCAATGCCGTTGATGTTGACCGTGGACGATCCAGAGCAGGTGAAGTTGGCCTTGAACCGGATCGGGTCCATGCCCTGGATGTAGCCGGTGAGGCTCGCCGCCGTGGCGATCACATAGGCGTTCGCCGAGCCGGTCGAGGTGATCTGCCCGGAGGAATCCCAGAGATGGTTGGACTGGTCGCGGGGGGCCATCAGGCGGCGTAGATTTCAACGCGGGTGTAGACCTCGGTGCCAAAGCTGGCCGCCAGGCCAAAACCGTTCGTGCCTACGGTTGTCGCGCATCTATGACGTATTTCATAGACATTGCTGCCTGCTGGCGTGACGCGAACCGATCCGTCACTGAATGTGACAGGGGGATTTGAAGGCGTCCCCGCAACGCTCGCGCCTCGGCCGTTTGTGACTTCCGCCCCGGCGGTAATGTCATACAAAAATGATTGGTGTTCATTGACCATATGGGCCGGCGCGCTCCATTTGATCAACCAGCTTCCTGCCGCGATCGTGATCTGGTTCGATGCGATAGACACAACTGAGTTTCGGCTGTAGACCAGCGTGTTCAGATCCCGCGTGCGGTCCGCGCCTGATGTGAACGTGCCGCCATCCGTGCCGGATGCCTTGTTGTCCTCGATGATGGCTACCAGCGCGCCGGGGAACACAGCATCCGTCAGGATCGCGCCAAGGTTCGTGCGGGCCGCCGTCGCCGTCGAGGCGCCCGTGCCTCCATCGGCAAGCGCAATATCGGTAATCCCGGTAATGCTGCCGCCCGTGATGGCGACGGCGCTCGCCGCCTGTGTGGCCATTGTGCCAAGGCCAAGCGTGCCGCGCGCCGTCGACGCATCGGCATCATCCAGGACCGTGGCCATGAACGCCGAGATGTTCTGACCGAGTCCGGGATTTTCAAGCTGGAAATTGGTGCCGTCATAGATCAGCGAATAAGCGCCACCAGTTGTGATATCGCCGGCCCCCAGAGCGGTGGAACCAGCCGCGCCCTTCTTAATCGCTCCCGCGCCGACGCTGTTGAAGTTGATCGTCGCCGCGCCGGTATTGGTCCCGCCCGCCTTGAAGTGATAGCGCTGCCCCGCGACATAGTCCGTGATCGCCGGGCTGAGCGTCGCGGTGATGGTATCCGTGCCCGCCGAGGTGCCGGCAAAGACATGCACCGAGTCCTGCACCTTATCGACGCGCTGGGCATTGGTGCGGGCGGTTGGCGCGCCGTAATTGGTGATGAGCTGGGCATTCCAGTCGATCGCGGCGCTGGGGCTGTTGCCGCCATCTTTCTTGATGCACGCCTCGATGCCATCGGCCAGGTCTTCGTCGTGGGTATCGTGCGACGCCGACAGGATAGCGACAGCGGCGGCGTCGGCTTCCTGCCAGGTCTCGGGGCCGGTGCGCGTGCCGTCCGTGCGCACAAACGTCTGGCTCGGCGGTGAGCCGGTCCATGGACACATATCGGGATTCCTATGATGGGGAGGTTAGCGAACGGCCTGATTCAGCCAGGACGCGATCTGCTCGGGTGTGGCCCCGGTTTGCTGCATGCGCTGCAAGCGGCCCATGATCGCGGGTGCGTAGGGCGATGCGCCGCTCGGGTCGGGCGCTGGGATGCCTTCGGGGATTTGCAACGCCGAGGCGGACGCCATCGGCATGGCAGCGGCCTGCTCGGCTTGTGCCCTGGCGAGCATCGCGGGATCGGAGCGGTCGCCGGGCGGCGGGACTTGCGCCATCTGGTAGGCATCTTCCACCGCGCCGCCACGCAAGGCGGCAGGCAGATTGCGCGCCAGCATGTTGCGGCCCTGGGCCATCTCCTCGGGGCTGTAATCGGTCATGGCGTCGGCGGACACAGGCGCCATGGCCTCGCCGGTCATGCCGATCGCCCCGCGCGCGGCCGGGCCTAGCGCCTGGGCCAGCCTGGAAACGCCGTAGGCACCGCCGCCGGCAATCCCGGCATTGGTCAGCGCTTCGGACTGCCCCCCCGATGGCGCGCCGGTTCCCGCCTCCGCGCGGTCCGGGGTCAGCGCATAGGCCAGCCCGCCGGCGAGCGCCGCCGCGCCGGTGCCGCTCGGCGGCTTGGGCAGGCGCTTGGGCACGGTGCGCTTGCCGCCATGCTCGGCCATGGCTTCGGCGAGCTTTTCCGCCAATTCGCCCTTGGAGAGTTTGGAGACGCCCTTGAGGCCGAGGTCTTTGGCTTGCGCCGCCATATAGGCTTTCGTGCCAGGCGCGGCAATCGCCTTGGCGGGGGCTTCGAGTTCGGCGCGCGGGGGGGTGATGTCCGTGGGCGTGACATCGATGACATCACCACGCAGCGCCTGCGCGAGCGCACCTGGAGCGCCGTTGCGGCGAAGCTGGTTGGAGTTGATGACGGCAATCGCCTGGGCGTCGGGCGCTACGCCGGGGGCGGCTCCATAGCGCAACCCCTGCTTGGCAAGCCCCGCGCCCGTGCCGATATAGGCCAGGCCGGCGGCGCGGTCCGCCATCTGGGGGTAGAATTCGCCATTGGGATCACTCTCGCTGAGAACCTGCCCGCCCTTGGCCAATGACAGCGCGCCAAGGCCGAGATGTGGAGCCATCCGCGAGCCAACCCTCAACGCCGAATTGCTGTACGGCATCGCCCCCGCCAGCCTCGCGCCGGTGCGCGCGCCTTCGACAGTCGTTCGGCCCGCCATCCGGTCATCCGCCGCCCCGCGCAGAACCGTGTTCCGGCTCTCTTGCGCGGCATCCATGCCTTTGTTGACGCCAGCGCCAAGCGCCATGCCAAGGGCCGTGCCGGCCGCCGGAGCTGCTAGATTGGCCGCACTCTGCGTCGCCATGCCGAGCCCGGACGCGGCATCGGCGTCATAGCGTTGCCGGCGCTGCGTTTCGATAGCTTTCGCCGCAGCTTCGGCATCGCCTGTCGCCTTGCCGGTCTGCGCCTGGATGCGCGCGACCTCGATCTCCTGCGCGCGCAGATCGTCGGCACGCCTGCGCTCGCCGGCAGCTTCGGCCGCTTTACTCTCTTCGCGCGCGCGGCCCGCTTCCAACTCAAATGCGGCCTTGGTGCCCGCGCCCCATTTGCCGTCCGTATCGCCATTATACAGGCCCAATTCAAGTAGCCGTTTTTGTGCTATCTTGCGCTGTTCGAGTGGCAGGCTATTGAATTGCTGTTCATTCATGAGAGGTCACACCCATGGCGACTATGGCGAAAGAGATCGTTTACGAGGAGACGGCTTCGGGCGATTACGCCCCCGCGCCGACACGCGCGCAAAAACGGGCGGCGAAACGGGCAGCGGAGCTGAGAAGGCAGACGCGCGACGAATGGTCAGTCATGATCGGCGCTGTTCTGCTGTGCGTGTTGCTCACGGGTGTCAGTATACTGCCGTATGTCCGGTGGTAGGCCGATGAGCGAACACGAACCCATCGACCTTGTTGAAACCGCCCCCGGCGAATGGCGGTTCGTAAGATTGCTGCGCCTTGCCGCTGGCCGCCATTTCAAGGCGGACGCCGAAGCGCGGCGAGAGCGGTTCTTCGACGCGCTGGCAGGCGACGCCATCAAGCCCAAACCGGATCACTGGTGGACCGGCGGCGTTGCGATACTACTGCTCGTCATCATGGGCTGCGCTGTCGTCGCATTCCTGGGGAAGCCGCATCTGCTGCCCGTGATCCCCGCCATCGTTGGCGTGTTCATTTTCCTGACCATCATCCTGCCTGAACTCTGTTCGGGAAGCACCCTGGCGCAAGCGCTTCGCTCACTATGGCGCCCGTGATCCATCCTTACCGGCGTCCTGCCAAACCATCTCGGTCGTTTGACCGATCGATGCAGGCGACAAGCGAGCGCGCCTGTATTCCCGAATCATCGTCACATAATGTTGCCGCTCGGCTGCTGTCGTGGCTGATTTCTCCAGCCTGACCAGCAATGGAAACATCTGATCCGGATCCGTTGTCGTGAGGATGTTCAACCGCTCGCCCGCCGCCTTCTCGCCGATCTTGCGCGCCAGATAATTCGACAAATCCCCGGCCGCCTTCCAGAACCGGCCGGTCAGCCCATTCGCCGCCGCGCTGGACAATTCTTGCTCTCCAGCGATGGCATTCTGCACCGGCGCCGTTCGTGAGCCGCGCATCACATCGTTGATGGTGTCGGTTGAGATCGCCTCGCCGCGCAGGTTGCGGAGCAGGCTCTCACCCCGGCGCTGAACATCCTTGCCGGCAGATTTGGGGTAAAGCTCCTCTACGATCGCGGTGAAGCCTTCATTGTTGAATTGGCGGGCAGCGGCGTTACCGCGCGGAACGCGCAGAGCATCGTCTGCCATCTGCCGTTCAAAGCCGACGCGAAAGATTTCCTGCTGCGTCGGCGTCATCTTGCGGAAGTCACGGATACTTTGGCGCGATCGCTGATTGAGCGTCTTGCCGAGCGATGCGCCGTCAGAAAGCAACCGCTCCGATGTGCGGTTCTCTGAAAACCGCAGATCAGCGTCGGTGAGGTCTTTGTTATTCGCCCGCGCCGCGTTGTTGATGCGGGTGCGAAAGCCGGTTAACTCATCGGTCAGCGGTGTGGATTGGCCCATATTCTTGGAGTCAGCGATCATCTGGTCCAGTTCGCGACGCTGGTCGAGGAACTTGCTGACATCCGTTATCGGCTGGCCAATCTTCTCATTTTTCGACGCCCGCGAGAACTCATCCTGCTGTTCGGCGACACGGAAACGGCGGCGCAATCTGGCGATTTCGTCATAGGACTTGCCATCGGTGATGGCTTTCTCCATCCGCTCGCGCGCTTCTTTGATCCGCAAGCCGGTCGCGGGCGATTGCGGTGGTTCACGCAATTCCGCCTCAAAGAACAGATCGGCGGCCTTATTCATCTGCTCGGCGATTGTGCCGCCACGCACCACCGACCGGCGCCGCATCGTACCGATGACAGGCTTCAGGTCTATCGGCTTGGCGTTCTGCCTGGCAATGCCGTAAGCCTGCTGTTCCTCGGTCTTGGCGATGCCATCGAGACGCAGCGCTTCCTCATCGTAATTGCGGCCCTTCACGCCGGTCTGCTGGATGGTGTCGGCCACGCGGCCGGGCTGCTGATATTGTCGATCGGTGAGCCGCCTGGCCGACTCCGCATCGCCGCCAATCGCCATCGCGGTGCGGCCCTGATCCGCCAGAGGCTTGGCGCCGCCTTCGCCGCGCAGCTCCTTTGCAACATCGATGATGTTGCGCTGCAATGGATTGGCAGTCCGGTACCTGGTCAGATACCCGCCAACCGCGCCCTCGCTGACCCCGTAACGGGTGGCAATCGCCCGATTGGTCTCGCCAGCATAGGACCGGGATATCATATCGGCGATTTCAGGCTCGTTGATGCCACGCGCCTGGAAATTCGGGCTCGGCGCGGGCGTCAGTTCGATGCGAACCTGTTCTGGGCTGATCTTTGCCTCAACCATCTTGTCGGCGACATCATCAATCGCCGCCGCCTCCGAATTGACAGCGCGCTGCACCTGCCGGTTCGCATGGCGTGCACCTTCCTTGATGCCACCGCCAAGACGCGCGGCCGCGTTCACCGTGCTCGGCGCGGCAATGCCGCCAGCGAGGCCAGCGGCAAACTCGCCGGCGGGTCCAAGGTCGTTCTCGCGTGCAGCCCCTACACCCAGACCAGCGCCGACGCCCGAAATCAGGTCATTGCGAAAAGTCGCCTTCGGAGCCTGCGCAGCCTTGGCGAGAATTCCTCTGCCCGCCGCGATAGCCTGTGGCGCCAGCTTGGCGCCTTCGCGGATGATGGCGGCCGATGGCAGCACCGTGCCGCCCACGGCCTCACCGACCGATCCAGCGACGCGGCCCGCTGTCGTTGCGGCTTCCTCGCCGGAATTGGCAAGCGTCGCCACATGGATCGGCTTGAACACCTCATCGGGCAACGGTGCTTCACGGCCAAGCATTCCCGCGCCAGCGTTGATCAACTGGCCGGGCAAATTCATCACCGTGCCCGGCAGGTTGATCGTGGCGTCGATGCCGCGATTAAAACCCTGCGTGAGCTGGCTGGCGACATCGGCGAGCATCCCGCGCTTGGGCGGCTCCTGAAAACCGAATTTTCGGCGCATGGCGTCGCGCATGATTTCCGGCGTGGTGTCATCGGGGAATTCGACAGTCACGCCGTCCGGCCCCTCGACATTAATCGGCATTATTCGATCTCACCCGTTTGCGGGTTGAAACGAAGGGTTTTGACGGGCTTGGGCTGGTCCGGGCTTGGCGCGGCTTGTGGCCTGCCGCCCGCCGCCTTTTTCTCCAGGTCGGAGTAGGACGCGCGCATCATCTGTTCCAGCGTGCCTAGCGCAGCCAGATACTGCTCCTTCGACTGCGCAACGTCGAGGTTGGCAATAGCCTGCTCGCCCTTGGCGCCTTCGAAGTCGGTGACCTGTCCCGCGCCCTTCAGAGCATCGCGCGCGACCATGAAACTTTGCCCAGTCGCCTGCTTGTTCTTGGCCTGAAAATCGTAACTGTCCGTGCCGGGTATCCAACTGCGCGGATCGAACACATTCGATGCGCCCGTGCCAACGTTGAGACCTGGGTGAGCGCGCAGCTCGCCGATGGTCTTGAAGGCGTTGTCCACCATGGTCTTGGCGGCAGGCAGCGCGACTTGCGCCTGACCACCCAGCTTACCGACTTCCTCGGCGGCTTCCTTGCCAGCGATGTTTTTCGCAATAGCCGGTCCCGCCGCGCCGGTCTTCCGGTTCAGCCCGGTGAATTCCGTGCCAGTGTCCTTGAAGTCGTATCCGGGAGCCCACTTCGCCCCCTCGTCAAGCTCAACGTCCTTGCGTCCACCCGCCTTGCTCATCTGTGTGTAGCGGAGGTTGCCGTCCTTGTCGGTGTAGGGAACCGGAGTGGTGCCGTATTCGGCCGCATCTGCGCCGCTCTGTTCCGTGCCGGGCACAATCTGCCCCGTCATGGTATCCACGACGCCCTGCTTGGATGGACGAAAACGACCGACCTGGGATTGCGGCTTGGCCTGCGCCACCTTCAGCGCCACGCCCTGTTTTACCAGATCATCATCGCCGGTCGACATCAGCGTTCTGGCCATGCTGTCGGTATCGTTCGCGCCCATCAGCGCTTGCGCGAGGGAGCCCTTATAAGCGGACTGCTGCTTATCCGCCTTGTCGCTGAGCGTGTAGCCCAGCGCCAGATCGCCGGCCGAGTTCAGCAAATCGCCCCAGCCCTTGGGCTTGGCTCCGGCAGCCGAGGCAAGCAGCGCATCGGCGAGCTTCGAATAGCGCATGTTGGGCGCGGTGAGCGGCACCGGGCCGCCAGCAATGGGCGCGCCGCCGATTGGTGAGGCCATGCTACGAGGTTCTCCGTTGTTCACTGCGTTGACGGCGTTACCCGCCATGTGGCTGGATGCGGGCGCCCCATAAGCCGGCAGCCCGTCCACGATGCGCGACGCCTCGAAATGCATAGGATCCGGGTTGGAAAACGTGCCTCCCCATACCAGTCCATGTTTACCTGCTAACTCTCCAACATCTGGCGGCAGGTTATGCTTTGCCGAACCGCGCGGATTGATATCCCAGTTCAGATCGATGGCATTGCCGAAAGCATGTTGGGAGAGCCGAGGCGATCCGGCGATGGTGCGATTATTATATCCCCCCGATGTCTTCGGGTTGAGCAAATAGCCCTTGCCGCCCAGATCGGAGAGGAAGGCATTGAACTGCGGCGCGACCTTCCGGGCAACGGTGAATTTGGCGCCATTGGGTCCAGCGATCGTCACCAGATCGGCCTGATCGCCCGGCGATAGACCGAGCGCCGCACCCTGGTTTGGCCGCAGACCCGCAAAAGCCGTGAACGAGCGGTTGGTCAAATCAGCCATGGCTCAGCCCCTTACCCGAAAGCTCCCATGCCCGGACCAAGCTGCGGCAGCAGCATCGGCCCCAAGGCCGACGACAAGCCGCCCGTCGCCGCGCTCAGCCCGAGTTTGCCAATCCCAAGCAGTCCGCCCATCATGTTTGATTGCTTCTGCTGTTGCGCCGCGACGTCAGCGTTGTAGGCATTCCAGACATTGCCGGCGACATCCGTGCCAGCCGCCGACGACTGCGCGAATGGCGAAAAGCTCGGATTCTGCACGCCTTGCGAATTGCCCATCAGCGTGCTCAACTGCTGATACGGCATGTTGTACTCGGTCATGGCGTTGCCGTATTGGCGCTGGAATTCATTGGAGGCGTCGAGGTCGGACTGGCGCGAGGCCGCCAGCATCGAGCTGTCCTTGGCCCGGTTATATTCGCCCTGCTGGTCGTTCCAGATTTCCGCCCCGATCGGGATGCCGCGATCCGACATCCGGCCTTCAAGCTCGCGCGCGCCCTTCTCGAACTGCGGATTGAGCATTGCCATCTGGCTGTCGAACGAGCGTTGCCGGACATCATCGACATTGATGCCCGATGCATCGAACGCCCCCGTGGGCAGCCGGCCGATGGTGTCGCCGATCGCCGAGGAAATGCCCTGCTGCGCGCTCGTCTGGCTGTCGAACAGCGCCTGCATCTCGGGCGTCAGCGTGGTGTTCTGCTTGTAGATCGGCGCGCCGGTTGTGGGATCGACGCCGCTCTGGGTGTAGTTGATGCTGCCAAACGGCGACGACTGGTCGATCCGGTTCAGCGAGGCATTATACGCCGCCGTTTCCTTGTTCGATTTCGTCTGCGCATCCGACACCGCATAGGGGTCTGGCGTTTCCGGGCCATCTTTCTTACCCAAGGCTTTATTCCCCTATCCAACGGCATTCGCGCCGTAACATGCCAAGCAAAAGCGCATCCTTGCCCGTGCCGAAGCCGTCACGAACGCATCCCTCGATTTGAAATCCCAGACGCCGGCTGGCATCCAATGCACGCTTGTTGCCTCGCGACGTCAGCGCGGTGATGCGGACACAGCCCAATTGCTGAAACGGATAGCCGAACAGCACGCGCAGCGTCTTCCGGGTCATCCAGCCCGGTTCGCCCGCCCAATGGGTGCGTATGTCGGCTTGGTCCGGCTCCATTTTGCGATATTCGGCATAGATCACCCCGCCGATGATCCGGCCGCCTCGGGTCACGCCTATGGCCTCGTAATCCGCTCGCGGCGGCTCTCGCATATCGCGGATGCGGGAGGCAACCCAGGCGGCGACAAACTCGCGCTGACCGGCGAGGATCATCGATTTAGCGCGTTTTCAGCGCTTCTCGGAGTATCCGAGCGTTCGCTAATACGGCATCGGGGGCTTTAGGCGCTTTGCTCAACCGACATACCTCGAAGGATAGGTATTTGCACTGTTTGACATGGCCGCCAACTGTCACTATCTTGGTGACATAGAGGCGGCAACGGGCCGCTCAATTGATGGAGATGACCACGATGCACGACAATTTCGAAGTAATCGAATGCATCAATGTCGGTACTAAGCACTTCGTGCTGGAGCATACGAAATGCGGTGACTTCTCAGCACACTGCCAGGATAAACACACGCTCGAACTCACGGTTCTGACGCAACCGATGTCCACGCTGAGCGTCGCGAGGGCCGCTTACCGAAACGCGGTGGAGGATGCTGAACGTGATGTGGCACGCACTGAGGCCGGGGAGCGTGCAATCGAGCGCGCGCATGTTCAGAAACAGCTCCTCAAATGACCAATACCGAGAAGCTCCGCATTCTCGGCGAGGCACTCCACGGGCCTCGCTGGATGAGAGCGGCGGCCCGCGATCTCGGCGTTAATTATCGCACTATGCTTCGGTGGCATGCGGGCCAGTCGCCCATAAATGACAAAATCGTGGTCGAATTGCTCGCCATTAGCAGAACCAGAGCGGCCACGATCAACGCCGCAATGGAGCAATGCAGAGGCCACACTCAGAACTGAACCTTAGTGTTCTGTGAGGTGTCTCGTAGAATTTCGGCTATGTCACCAGCGGTTAAACCGTCTTCGTGCAGATAATCTGTCAATGGGTTGCGTCCCCAGTCAAAGTCGTGTGGGTTAATGCGGTCTCCACGCTGATGGATGGTCAACTCTGGAAGTAACCCCAACTCCTTTGCCGCCATCAAGCGGTGGCTTCCTTCCAGTGCCATGTAATGGTCCCCCATATCCACAACGCTGATTTGCGGAGGACCATGGTGCTGCATCGCCTCCTTAACCTCGTACAATTTTGAAGGATGGGTGTCATTGATCATGTAGATGGGCCTGTCTATCTTTGCGACTGAACCCGCCCCGCTGAACACCGTTCGCCCCGCGTCCTTGGCCACCGCGCCCGCCATCCGCGACGTTGGCAAGCCCGTGACGGCTCCGAACCCCGACAGCCCCGCCAGCGCGGATGCGAGCGCTCCACGCCGCCAGTCGCCTGCGCCGAAGGCCTGCACGGCGTCCTTGCCGCTATCCCAGGCATCCTTCGCCGAGATCGCGTTCGCCGGACCCGGAATGACCGACAGCGCCTCCCAGCCGGTCTGCTTCAGGTTCTTCGCGCGCTGCTCCGGCGTCACAGTCTGACGTGCAGCCAGCTCCTGCCGCAGCTTGAACGCATCAACAGGCGACATGCCCGCGAACGGGTCGTCACCAGGCTGCAGCGCATCAGAAAGATAACCCGGCATCACCCCGCCCCCAAAGGCCCGCCCGGCGTCGCGATAAGCTGGCTGGCAAACCATGATACGGAATCCGCCGTGCTCAGCGTGCGCACCACCGGCGCGACAGCCCGGCCGAAGCCGCGCGAGGATCGCCAGCGCCGCTTTGCGGAAGCGGGCGCGCCCCAATCCGTGCCCCAGGGATCGCCCCATTGCGCGCCCGTGCCGGCGGTGGACAGATCGTAAACCGTGGCGCCCAGCGCGGAATCGCGGAAATCGATGTCCAGCGCGAATTGCAGTTGCGCCGGCCCGGTGGCGTCGATCAGCGGCATATAGGCATTGTACAGCGCGGCATTGCCCGGCCCCATCGGATAGGAGGCGCCCTGCCTGGCCAGCGTGACGATCTGGGCGCCGGCGTCGGCCCCGGTCGCATGCCGGTAGACCAGCCCCGTGGAATAGGAGCCGAAATACAGCGCCCCGTTCAGATCGGCGAATTGCGCGGCCGGCAGCTTGGTGTACAGCGTCCAGGCCGAGACCCGGGTGTTGAGTACATATTGCTTGGTTTGCGCCAGGCCGGTGGCGATGTTGAAATACACCAGACCGTCGAAGAAATGCGCATTCCACCCGGCATTGGCGCCGTAGCGGGCAAAATCGGCTTTCCAGCTCGGCGCGATCTTGCCATAGAGCGCCAGCGCATCGAAGGAAAACGCATTGCCGGCGATCACGGCGGACACCGGGATCGGCCCGGACACGGTCATGATGACCAGCTCGCCGCCCACCTTGACCACCGCGTCGACCGCGACTGGCGCTGGCGCCATGTATTTGCCCACCAGCGCGAAATTGGTCGCCGGATCGCCCTGATAGACGATGATCTCGCCGGTGTTCATGATGAACACGGTGAAATCGTCGCTGCCATCGCCGGCATCGCGCGACCATGAGCCGATGGCGACGCATTTGCCGCCCGCCGCGATCTGCGAAAGCTGAAACGTGGTCAGCGCCCCGGTCACCGACCCGATGCCGCCATAGCGGACATCGGCGGAGTTGGTCTGCGTCACCCACAGCCGGTTGCGCACCTGGCTGATGGTTTGCAGCGTGGTCAGCGTCGGCCCGGTAAAGCCGGTTGCGCCAAATGTCGTGCCGTCATAGCGCCAGGGCGTGTCGGTGGCGTTGACGCCAAAAATGTAGCCGTTGAAATTGGCGTGCCGCCAGCGGTTGACGGTGTAGCCCGCGCCGAGTTCGGTTGGCGATCCCGAGACATCGTAGACCTTGCCGTCCGAGGCCCCGGCGATCAACTTCTGGCTGGATGCGCCCTTGAACAGCATCAGGCTGAGCACGGTGGTGGCGCCCGTTATCGTCTGATGCAAGGTATGACCTGGGCGCACCTTCACCGCGCCCTCGTCGGGCAACCAGTTCTCCAGCACCCGCGCCTCGGTCGGCTGCAAGGCGGTGTAGGCCTCGCGGGTATTGAGCCCTTGGAACGGCGCCGGGATTGGAAATGAGCCGCCAGCGCCTTTCATTTCGGGGGTTGGAAGACGGTTGGCCATCTACGCGGACGGTTCGGCGCGTGAGTTGCGAGCGGCTACTATCCCATCCAAGGCATCCGCCAAATCGTTAGTGGATATAAGCCCATCGGGCAAAGCATCATGCGCTATTGCCTCTTTGAGACGAAGGTGCACCCATTGCCCCATCCCAGGCACAACAGCCCAGCAATAATGGGCCGGGATCTTTCCCTTCACGATCATCTCGCCATCGGTCGTTATTTTGACCCACGCATAAAAAGTTTTGTCGCTTCGGTAAGTCATCGCGGTCAGCCCCAATTCCCGTCCGGAATGCCGGTCGGCCGGATACGCGGCACGCCGGAAACATCGATCAGCGGCTTGGGCGTGTCGTCGAATTGCAGCGCCATCAGCGCGGCCAGATAATCGGCCTTCTCCTCGGCGAAGGGCAGCCCCTTGCGGGCGCGGAAACGGTAGCGCATACCGAGCACCGCCAGATCCCGGTCGAGCCGCCACAGATCGCTGTCGGCCACCCAGTTTTCCTGGGCCGTGCCGGCGCTGGTGGTGGAATAATAACGGCTGTAATAGTCGTAGCCGATATTTTGCACATCCGTCGGCGTCGGGGTGATGTTCAGATAGCCGCCGGAGACGTGGAAGGCGTAGCGGATGCCCAGCACCACGATGCCGCGCGTCAGCGCCGCCCAATCGATGCCGTTGACCGGGCCGATCAACGGCTGCTCCTCCGAGGTGTTCCAGAAGGTGAGATTGGCGAAGCGCTGATAATCGGCGGGAAGGCTGTAAGCCGAAGTCGCGGCGACCGTGGCGAAGGTGTAATCGTCCTTCAACGCCTGCCATTTGACCTCGCGCGCCAGTTCGCGGCCGATCTGGGCGGCGATGTTCTTCAGCAGGATCGCGGTCGGATCGGTGTTGCCAACGATCGTCGAGGGCGTCTCGAAGCCATCCACGCCCTCAAGCGCGTCGGTGCAAAGCTGCAGCAGCGTGGCGGCCATGGGGCTTACGCCGCCTGCCGGCGCTGGCGGCCGGACGTCACGGCCGGATCGGGCTCGGAGCCGGCATGACCGACCATGGCGCGGGCGCGCTCCACATAGTCCAGCACGTAATTGGCCCTGAGCGCCATCTTGTGCTGATGCAGTTTGGCGGTCAGGCCTGCGATTTTCTCCTCATCGAATGCCGCGAATTCCCGCACCGTGCGCATGCCCATGGTCTGAATCACCTGCACCACTTCCGGGGGAACGCTGTCGAGCAGCACCAGCGGGATTTCCCCGCGCTCGCGCAACAGCTTCAGCTCATATTCCTGGAACACGCCGGGAAAGCGGTCCTTCAGCTTGCGGATTTCGAACGGCTTGACCGCCGTGACGCTGACGTCCTTGGACTGGCGCGCGGGGTGCCCGTATTTGTGCTGCAGCATCAGCTTGGGTTCGCCCAGCGGCTCGTCATAGGCGTCGAGCTGGGCAACCTCCACCAGCCGGCCCTTGACGACGGTCTTGGTCCAGTCGCCGTCTTCCTCGCGGTGCCAATCGGATTTCAGCGCGCTGTCATGCCATTCGGTGAGGTTTTTGACCTTGACGTTCTTGACGTCGGCGGGGTGCGGCACATCCAGGGTTTCCCCCTGTGCCTGGTTCATGATGCCCTGAAGGGCCTCGATCATCTGGTTCGACATGATGGCTTCGTCCTAAAAAGTGGCGTTGATCTGCGTTGGGGTGATGAAGACGAAGAACGCCGCGCGCCCGGCGGGCAGCGTCAGCGCCGTGTTGGCCGTCGTGCCGTTGAAGCTGGAGCCGACCGGGGGATAGACGAGCAGCGAGTCCGTCGTGTCGCCATTGGCGATGGTGCGTATCTCAGCGCCATTGCCTGGGCTGAGAATGACGCCCTCGCCCGCCACGACGCTGGGGACGAGGACATGATCGGCGACACACACCGATGCAGTCGCCTGGGTCGTGCCGGCGGATGGCTGGGCTACATTGCTGGTCATCAATGATCCTTCCGGGAGACCACGAATTGGGAATTGTCACCGCGATCGACAGAGAACGAGACGGCATAGCCTTTGTGCTCGAACAGCATTCGCCAGCCTTCATGATCCAGCACGCTGAGATGCAGGATCTGGCCGATATGAACGCCCATCGCATCGGGAACGGTCGAAATCTGGAAAAACACCGTCTTGGCGGACGCCATGATGTTGTCGATGACGGCCTCCACCTGATCAGGAGGCACATGCTCCATCACGTCGGCGCACAAGCCGTAAGACGCGCGGAACGGCATGGGCTTGGACATATCCAGCGTGTAAAATCGCAAGCCGCGCGCCGGATGGTCGAGACAGTTCGACGCGAAATCGATGGCAATGACGTCGCAACCGCGCCCCTCGATTTTCATCGCCGCGCGTCCGGTGCCGCAGCCGAAATCGATTACCAGGCCTTCCGGCTTGACGCGATCGAAGAAGGCGTCAACCGCATCCTCGCCCGGCGACCATCGTCGGTATTCCGGCAGCGACCACATCGCCTCGTATTTCTGCTGTTCTTCCATGCCCTCAAAGCCGGCGCGCCACATGGCCGGCAGGATGCCGTCGCCATGCACTTCGATGGTGCAGCCTTGGCTTTGCAGATGGCGGGCAGCACCGAAGAAAGTCTTGCACTGGCCGCGCATGGTCAGGGAAATCTGATACGCCACGCCCTTGAAGGACATGTCGATTACGGCTTCCTCGTCATTGAGCGCTTGCGGCATGGCGTGGTGCTTGTCGCCGCGATAGCTGCTGTCATAGCCGTAAGCCGCGAATTTGCGGTAGCCCATGGCGAAAGCGAGATACAGCGCCGTACAGCCGATCGATGAACCGCCGCCGATCAGGCAATAATCGTCGTCATAGTCCGGCAGCACGTCGTCGATGCCGTCGATGATCATGTGCCAGAGGGTGGCGCGCGTTTTTCGGCCAAAGCAAAGCGGGCTGACCTGGCTGGCGAACAGATGGTGGTCAGCCGGCCCGATCAGATCGGCCGTCGCGTCGCGGGCGTCGGCGATGACCTGATAAGCAGGGCGAATGCCGTTCTCCGCCAGAAACCCGGCCGCTGCATTGAGCCCGAACACCGTCTCGCCGCGCGCCGCTCTCTCGCGAATCTCATCGAGTGTATCGGCTAGGCTTGGGCCCGATCCGCATAGCACGGCGACGCGATCATGTGGCTCGGCCAGCTTCAGCCATCCCTTGTGGGCCAGCGAATTGACGCGAATGTTCTCCAGCAATTGCTCATCGGTGGTGTTGCAGATCACGGCCAAAGGCAGTAGCAACGGCCACTCGGCGCCATCGTTACGATGTTCGATGGTAAGACGGGTGATAGGCGAAGGGGCGATTTTCAAATCGAACTCCAAAAGGAGGGCAAGTGGCTAGAATCTACATTCCCACGCCAGAGCAAGAAGCAGGCTGGGCTGCTTGGGTCGCTGACAGGCCGCCAGCCGTGCGCGCAGTCGCAGAACGTTTCGATCTGTGGTCGCTGTATCGGCTAAAGAGCAGCGGCCACCGTGTGACAATCTACAGTTTTCGCGAAAGTGATCCGGTCACAGTGACCGTGAACGTTCTCGGCGATTTCAATGCGTTAATTTTTGAGCGCCAAGTGTTTGGCGTCGCCCCTGACGATCTGGAGCCATGTGACCTGCCGTCAGCAGATGAGTTGGTCGGCTCCGTGATCCCAGCCGGGGAAGTTGAAGAAAACATTGACGCGCTTCGCGTCATCGTGCGTCCCGACCTATGGAACATGGGCGAAGACGGCAAAGCGCATCGCAAGCACTAAATCAGCAAACGGGGCGGGGACGATCCCCCGCCCCGTTTGCTGTCAGGTGATGCGGCCCTGGATGCGCGGACGATTAATCACGCAAAGGCACGTGGTTACATCGGATTTCGCCGAGGCGACCGCCGCGAGCAGGAAGCCCTGGATTTCCTTGCCGGTGCCGGAGGCGATGACGAAGCCGGGGCTGGATGCCGAATTCAGCCCAAGCGCGATGCCGGAGGCAAAGGATGATGCGGCCTTCTTGGCCACGACCGCGACGCCGGAGATCTGATACCAGCCATAGAGAGCGGCCGTGTTTGCCGACATCGCGATCGCGACATTGCGCGGCAAGCGCTTGCCGCCAACCGCAAGCGTGGTCTGCCCGGTCGTTGAGTTGAACGACACCACCGAACCGACGATGGTCGAGGCAACGCCGATCAGATAGATGAACTCGCCGCCGCCATAGGTCGGATCGTTGGCCCTCACGATCAGGCCAACGGGATGTTTCTCCGTCGTGGACGTGTCCGCGATCGGCTGCGACCCCAGAATAGGGTCGATGATAGTGTAAGCCATTGTGTGTTTTCCCTATTCCCGGCGCTTACGCGATGATGACGAAGTTGCGGCGGCGCGACCGGATGGTCAGGTTGCCCGTCCACCACATCGGCACCGCGAACATGTCCTGATTGACCGGCTTGACCTTGTCGCCTTGCGTGAAGTTGCGATCCGGGTCGGGACGGAACAGCACCGTCGAGGTGTTGATGCCGTACATGCGCGTCGCCGAGAAGTTCGGGTCATGCATCACCATCGCCGTCTTGTAGCGATAGGCGTCGAAACCGGCCTTACCCAGCTCGGCATCCATGAAGCGCTGATTGGCCTGAAGCGCGCCCTCGAAGTAGCCGAAATAGGTCGTGCCGCCGAGGACGAGATCGACCTTTTCAGTGCCGCGATTGGTGTTCAGGAACGACGTATTCAGCGCGGTCAGAATGGTGGCCGTGCCCGGCGTCAGCGAATTGACGCTGAAGTCGAACACGTAGTTGCGCCACCAGCTATTGGTGGCAACCGAGGCGTCGATACCGCCCACAGTGCCGGTGGTGGGATCGTCGGCGATCAGATGCTGCAAGCCGCCGATCGCCTTGCCGGCGCTCTCGGTGTTGGCATAGGCAAGCGCCGCGCCGATACCGTTCTGCATTTTCGCATCGGCGGCCGACAGTTTGCCGTCGATCAGCGAATGCATTTTGGCCTTACCCTTGTTCTGGGTAATCTCCAGGCCGTTCATGGTGATCAGTGCATAATGCTGTTTCCAGGCGAAGTTCGCCGAGGTCAGCACGTCGGTGTCGGAGGTGGACAGCACCTCGGAGCCGGAATACCAGCCGCCCGCCGCACTCTCGGCGAACAGGACGTTTTCGAGGATTTCCGAGCCGCCATCGGCGGGCTTGGTGTTGCCCTTCTTCTTCAGATACATCAGCAGCGCGTTGTTGCCGGTGATGTTGTCTTCCAGCGTCGATGAATAGTTGGCGATCGACGCGGTTAGCACCTGGGTGTAGGTGCTGTTCGGCGTAGCCATTTGGGTGAGATCCTAAAGGGGTTTACGCGACCCCGTGATCCCTCATCGCCTTGTTGATAGCGTCCTCGCGCGTCATCCGGCCGACCCCCGCCTGTCCGCTGGCTCCGGGAGAGCCTTTGCGGGTTGCCGAGACCTGGGCCTTCTTGACGGCGTTCTGCGCCTCGCGCTCGCTCATGCGCTTTTCAAAGTCGGCGTCGATGAGCTGCTGGCGAATTTCGGGATTGAGGTAAAGCGCTTGGGTGTAGGCCTGCTCCAAAGCCTCGGCGGGCTTGGAATGCAGCGTGCTTCTCGTGGCAGGGTCGGAAACCAGTCGAATGACATCGTTCATGACCGCCGGGAGATGGGGATATTTCGGGTTGCCGTCGTCATCAATGGCGTTTTCAAACGCATCGCATTGCTGGGCGAACCAGGTGTTGAAACGCGTCTGCTCCGAGCGCTGCTGCTCGGCGCTTTGGCGCTGCCTGGAGGTCTCGACGGCCTCCATTCTGGCCAGTCGTTCACGCAGCTCCACGACGACCGGGTCCACCCACTCCTGTTCGGTGGGCGGCGTGGCGGGGTCCTGGACGGCGGGTGAGCCTGCGAACAGATGCTCGGGCTTGACGCCGGTGCGCGCGATGACGGCTTTCAAGAATGCGACAGGATCGCGGTTGAGCGCATCATGCTGCTGAATGAGGTATCGGACGGCGCCGATATCATCCAGGCCAGCCGACTGCATCTGCTGCCGGTGATCGTCGTTGAACAGGCTGATGACAGCCTCTGCGGTGCGCCGGAATTGCGCGTTTTCCTGCTGCGATCGCGTGACCGCGACGTTGGCTTCCTTGTTGCGCTCCAGGATGATGCGCTTGGCTTCGTCGGGGAGCGTGCCGAATTGGTCGCGCCTGTCCTTGGGCCAATGTTTCGGCGCTTCCAATGCGTCTTTCGACGTTGGCAAGGCCGCACGGTCCTCGGCAGGGCGCGACGGGTCGGGTGTTTCGAGCTCGGCGCCCTTTTCAGGGTCTTGAGCAGTCTTAACGCTAGCGTCTATCGGCGCGTCGTCACGCGCCGGTTCTTCAGTCGCGCGGATACCCCCGGCCGAGGGTATATCGTCGCTGCTGAATTCGTCGGGGAATGCCGCGAATGCTGCGTCAATCGCAGCAGAGCGGCCAGCCGTCGAGGCCGCAGACTCCGGACGCGGAGCGCGATCACCTTCGTTCATGGAATGTCCTTGAGGTTATGCGGTAAACGTCAGGCCCAGCCGCCTTCGACGCCAGCGGCAAGCTTCTCGCGCTCGGCGCGCTTGGCCTCGTTGTTGGCGGCGACAGTGCCCACCGGAAAATCGTTGCCGGTCTGGTGGCAACCGAAGCTGCGCTCGAAGCTGCGCAGCTCCGAGCGAGATGAGATGATGTGCGTGCGCTCGGGATTGGCGACGTTCAGGAAGGGCGCGATATCGCCCATGTGATAGGGGCTGGCCAGATCGGAGCGGCGGTCTGGCGCGGGTTCGGCGCGGCACGGCGGGCGCGGCGGCAGCGGGTTGGCGCGCATGAAGCTCAGGTCGAGGCCGGACAGGCAGATGGGCATAGGCTAGCCTCAGCCGTCTTGCAAGAATGCGAGAAACGCACGCGCATCGACAACGATTTTCGCGGCGTCAACACCCACCCCGTTATTGAACTGGATGGCTGTAGCCAGAGCCGCGCTACGGATATAGCTGTGCGGATACCCGGCAAGTCCCCCATCAGCACCGACCATCGCATGCGCATAAGTCTGCTGCTGGGCGTAAGCTCGTGCCTTCGCTTGTTCGTCGTCGCCGGGATTCATCTGGCCATCTCCTCAAGTCCAGCATCGTGTATCGCGGTAAGCGCCGCCGCGCGCGTCGGGAACCATCCCCAAAGGCTATGCGGCCAACAAGTGAACGACGGGCTTTCCGGCACCGGATCGTAATCGGCGTATGTAGAGTCGCCGTTGTCATTCACGAAGGCGACGAGGAACCCTGTCGCGCCGTCGCTGGCGTTAACTTGGTCGATGACACGCAGACCGCTCATGCTGACCTCAATAAAAAACCCCGCACGGTGGCGGGGCTATGTGATTGGTTCTGGCGGGCCGGGCGCTACTCCGGCTGGATTCGAGCTCGTCTGACTTTCGGGGTGCCATCCCGGGTGCGCTAGGTCCGATCCTCCTGCTTGCGCAGGCGCTCGCGCTCTCCACCCTTGCCTACGGGCTGCGTGTCTGCTTTCCACGCCGCCGCCAGAATTTGCCCGCCCTGGTGGATGTACATTTTGCAAACACCCACCCGCATTGGCAAACGATGAATTCGTGTCCGGTATCACCCCCCGGACGGGGGACTGGCCGCGATCCGTTTAGCCGACGCGCGTGGCTTTGGCAACCGTGTCGGACGCGCGTGCCGCATGTCGGCGGCTTTCGCTGGCGCTGGGCTATTTCGCCGGCTGGAGGTCTTGCTGTTGTGGCACTGATTCCGCGGTGGCCGGCTTCACCAGCCGCAGTTGGTCAACCCAGTATTCATTGACGCTGCCATTATCGTCGCGGCGGCATTCCACCATGGTCTGTGTCTTGCCCGGAATGCTCGCGGCTTTCGTCACGACAGCATTCGCCCCGTCTTTGACGATGATGACCTTGTCACCAATTTGCAGGTCAGCCATGTCATGCGCTCCATTTGTTGCCATCACGCCGCCATCAGCATGAGCATTTCAACATCATCCTCATCGGCCTGCCGCCGCGCTTCCACCATAGCGGTGATCGTCGCCGATAGTTCCGCGATTTCAGCGCTCAGGCTACCCGTTTCCGGGGGCGTGGCTGGCTCGAAGCCGATAGCCGGCTGCTCAGCCGCGCGCGCCGTTTCCACCGCCTCAAGGGCTTCCTGGGCTTCCGCGACGGCCGCTTCAAATTCGGCTTCGATCTCGGGTTCGCCGTCCAGCGCCGGCAATTGCCGCAAGTCCCGCATCGCCAAGGCAAGACGCGCCAGCAGATGGACGCTTTCCGCTGTTTCGCGTGTCTGAGCGAGCATGCGGCGCTGCATCGCCTTGAAGGCCGCGATTTCGCGCGGGGTGAACGCGCCCGCGCCGCCCGTGGTGCCGGTGATCACCGGCGCATAGGTCAGCGTCGCCGATTGCCCGGTCAACACGAACGCGCCAGGATCGGCCGCGAGCGTAATCGCACCAGCGACCGGCGTATAAGTTAGCGTTGCATCCTGGCCAGTGAAAGCGAAGCTGCCGGACGCCGATGGCAGGTTTCGAGCTGCCCGTAGCGTTGCCGCCTGACCCGTGAACGTGAATTCGCCGCTATCAGCCGTCAGCGGCAGACGCGCATAGCGCAGTGTTGCTGCTTGGCCGGTGAGCGAGAATGCCCCGGAAGCCGCGCTGAGCGGATAGCCGCGCCGCAAACCGGCGGCCTGCCCGGTAAACGCATATTCGCCAACATCCGCCGCCAGCGGCAAACGGCCGTAGCGTAACGTCGCCGCTTGCCCGGTGAGGGCGAATGAACCTGATGCAGCGCTAAGAGTGTATGCCCCGCTTGCGCCGGCCTGCTGTTGCCCCGCCCCCGGTAGAAGCGGCTGGAATGGCCAGGACATCTCAACTCACCACGTAGGCGGCGACGTCGATGGACTCCGCCGTGCCGGAGCATGTGCCGCGCACCTGCAATTGTGTTCCCGCTGCAATTTTGTTGAAGGCGACTCCAGTGGGCCACGCACAAACGCCCTCGGAAGTTCCAGTCATATGCAGCCGTCTCGGGCCTATTCGCGTGCTTCCATAACCAAACTCAAAGGTATAAGCTGCGCTATTCATAGTATTGGTGCCGTCGCCTTGCGCTGATGTTTGCCACGCGAGACATTCAGACGCCAATGTCGACCCCAGACTTGTCCAACTGGAAAATGCGCCGGTATTCCCGGATGTGTGCGCTTGCCCCTGTGACGTTGCGGCGCTCATCGTGCCGACTGTCGTAACCTTTTGCCCGCATGCCCATGAGCCCGGATTCTGATTGCCTCCAAAAGCGCGAATGACAACCTGCTGCGCAATAGAGGCTGTCGCGCAGCGCACCTGCGCGCCTATCGAAGCTCCGGCGGGTATCCAAAGCGGGAAATCATATTGATAACTGGGGCCGAATGGCGTTGACCCAACCGCGACCAGACCAGAATAGCCGCAGAGCAAATCAGAGATAAGCTCTGACCAGCTTGTTCCACCCGCTGGGTCGACAAGAACATCTAAAAGAGCGCTTCTGTTTGTGTTGCTTCCTGAGTTGGCCAGCAGCGATATGGATAAATATTCGCAATCATGCGCAAGCGCGGATAGAAGCGTAGCCGCCGTGCCATCGGTGTTGGCCGAGCCGCCAGAGGTAACGGCAGTGCCTGGAGTAATGCTCGGCGTCGCGGCGAGATTGTCGCTGCAATATCCCCATGACGGCCCTGACGGCAGGATCAGCGCCATATCAGGCCACCGACGCGATGCGCCAGACGATGGCGCGATCCGTGCCCGAGACCTTAATCAGTGTCATGTCCCAGCCGACGCCGAGAATGAGCGTCGGCGACACCCAGATCGGCGTCGCCTGCACATTCGAGAACGTCGCCGTATAAACCTTTCTCTGCGTGCCACCCGATGTCGCCACGGTCTCATAGGCCGCGAAGGTGAAGATGTCGCCGGCCGCCATCGCGTTGAGATCGATGAATGCCTGAAAGATGCCATCAGACGTGTCGGTATCCGGCCCCGCCGTGTCGGTGGTCATCGAATGCTCGGTGGTCGAGACGGTTTCGGAGCCCTCGAAGGCCGCGATGGTGATGGTCATTAGACGAGCGTCAAGATGCTGGCGCCGAAATCGACAGTAAATGTCTCGGTGTCGGCGAGTGTCACGTTCGCGCCATAATCCCACCAGCCGATCAGCTCATCGTTTGTCGCCGTGTCGTTGTAGAGCACCTGATAGCGGAACGTACCCATGGAACCGCCTGTAGCGGTAAACACAACATCGTTGCCGACAAGGCTGTAAGTGCCGGATGTCTGCGAGGATGCGGTAATCGTCACCGCCGTGCCGCCGGTGGTGTAACCATTAGCTCCGGCGATCTGCGTGATGTTGGCGAGCACGGTGTTGCTGGCGACAGGCGCGCTGTTGGTCAGCGCGATCTTGAGCGTGTCCGAACCAAGGTTATGCGCCTTCTCAGCAAGAAGCTCCACGAAGCTGTTGAACTTGTTGAATGCTGCCATCAGGCGGTCTCTTCCATCGGATCAAAATCGCGGCCCATCATCAGGCCATCCCCTCGACGCGGCCATCAGCCCCGCGCGCGATACCGCGCTTGCCCGATTTCAGCCGCGCCAGCATCGTCGGCAGATCGCCGTCGCTCTGCCCAATCTCCACACCCATCGCGCGCCCGGTCTTGGGATCGCGGCTCACCTTGCGCGGCGCAGTCATATGGCCGACCACGGCGGTGACCGCATCCGTCATCTCATCCTGATTGCCGCGTATCTCCTGCAGCACGGAGACGATCTGCACTTGATTGGCTGACAGCTCCCGCATGGAGGCGGCGAACTGCGAGGCCAGTTCCGTGATCTGCTGGGCAACGCTGTCCTCGATCTCGGCCTTGGCGGTCTTGCCGCCTTCGCCCTTCATCTGTTCGCCTTCCAGGCTGCGGCGCGCCTGCTGCTCGTCCCGATCCATGGCAAGACGCGATTGTGTTTCATGCGTCTTCAGCTCGCGGTCCTGGCGCTTGCCCTGGATGTCCTCAAGCGCGACCTGGCGCTGGAATTGGCGATCGTCGTCCTGGCTAGCCCGGTTGGCCTGCGCTTCGTCGATGCGCATCGCCACATCCTGCTGCTTGACCCCCATGTCGAAGGCGGCGCTTTCCTTCTTGAACGACAGCTCCTGCATCTTGATGCCCAGCTCGGCTCGTTTGAATTCAAGCTCGGCGGCAAGCTGCTGCTGCTTCATCGCGAACTCGCTCTCGGCCTGCTTGACCTTGAGCTGCGCGTCCTGCTGTTTGAACGCCATGTCGGCTTGCTGGGCCTGCGCGCTCGCCTGGGCTTCCTGCTGCTTCATGGCCATCTCAGCCTTGGCGGCCTCGGCTTCCGGATTGGGCTGCGGCGGGGTGTTCTGGATCTGGTCGAAGGCGTCGCCGAGCTGCTCCTCGAACTGCCGGCCCGGCTTGAACCTGCTCGACACGAATACCGCTAGTTCCTTGGCGAATGGGGCGAGCGTCGGGTTGCCCTGGATCGCAGGTATCCAGAGCTGCATCATCTCGGTCATCGCCTTGACGTATTCGATGCTTTGCGCCTTCTCGGCCTCTTCATCCTCGAAGGCGGTGGCGTCGGTCTCAATGTCGATGCTGTAATTGCGCCGGTCGTCCGAGCGCAGGATGCCGGAGACCTCCTCCCAGGAACAGGCCTCGGCGATCAGCTTGTCTTGTTCGAGCTGTTCGGGTGTGGGCATCGGCGGCATGGCTGGCGGTGCGGCGCCGTTCATCGGCATGGGAGGCATCACCGCGCGCTCACCCGGATGCAGGCGCCAACATGGTGCAAGCTCTCGACGGGGAACAGATGCGTGATCGTGCTTCCATCCGCCTCCGTGATCTCACAAAGCCTATCATCGCCGCTCACTTCAAGCACCGTCATGGGGTGACGTTCACCGCGATTGACAACGCGCGTTCCCATTGGGAGCACGGTATAGCCGTGGCACGGCTCGCCTGTCTCATCATGAAACCCGCGATGATAACGCGCGCGTTCACAGCATGAGGTCACGCGGCTACCGCCTTAACATCGTCCGCCCCATCTTCGCGCACGAAGCACTCATCCGCGATGACGATGTTGACGAACCCGCCGGCGCCAGGAGATTGCGAGCGCAACTTGCCAAGCGCGAATTCAGCGAACGCAGGGTCTAAAGCGATGACGCGCAGGTAGTTGCATGCAGCCTGATCCGGAGGTTTGCGGCCCTGCTCCCAATCGCGCAGCGTTCCCAAAGGAAGATTGAAACGCTCGGCGAACGCGGCTTGCGTAAGCCGCATGCCCGCGCGAAGCGCCTTGATAGCTTCTGGCGTCACGCGGCTCTATCCCGCAGCTTGATAACCACCTTTGCGGTGTCGCGATAGAAGTACCAGAGCGGCACAATGTAATGATCTTCTGGAAGGTAGCTGAATTGGCCAACTGGCGAGCAGCCTGTGGAGAGCACGTACCGGGTCACTTTCGCATCCGGATTGAGTGCGTGCCTCTCACAGAGTTCTCGGGCAACGGCTTCGATATCATCCTCGGCGCTCATGCGGCTATCCCATTCATCGGAGGTCCGCCATTGTGACCCATCGGCGCGGGCAGCGGCCCGCCCGGCGGCGGCCCCGGCCCCTGCTGCATCTGTTGCGCCTGCATCTGTTTCATCTTCTCCGCCATGGCGAGCCGCTGCCTGGCCGCCGCGCGCTCGCTCTCGGGCGGCAACAGGATGCCGGTCATCTGGCTCAATTGCTGAGGCTCGAAATGCTCGGCGATGATCTCGGCCTTCATCCGGTAGAGGTTGCGCACGAAGGTCTGCACCTCCTTCTGCCGCTTCTGCATGCGCTGCGATCCGAACCGGGCCTTGAGCTTTTGCGCACCAAGCGTCTCATTGGGGTCGGTCGCGCCGCGAATGACGTCGGATATGCCCGTTACCTCATAGATTGACTGGATCAGGCTGACGGCGCGCTGGGCGAGCTGCTGAATGGCCATCGCGATCGGCTCAAGGTCGCGGACCTGAAACGCGGCCTTCAGCCCGCCGCCACTGGCCAGGGCGGCCATGTTCTTGAACGGCACGAATTGGCTATCGCTCAAATTGCCCAGCGATGACAGTTCATCGTCGGCCGACCCGTCATAGATGCCGCAATATTTGAGCGCCTCGACAAGCACATAAATGCGCTGGTTGAGCCGGTCCAGCTCGGCGGCCTGATCCTGATACTGGCAATATTCGGGTTGCGGGATCAGCCGGTCCGGCGTCTTGACGCCATACAGCGGCTTTGGACAGGGGAAGAAGCCTTCCAGCCGATAGGGATCGTCGATGCGCTCGATCTCCCAGTCATAGCCTTCAGCGATGTAAATGCGGGTGCGCGAGATGCTGTCCCAAATCTCCCAGATTTTGGCCCGCTTGAAGTCGCCAGCGCCCTGGTCTTCGGAGCGTCCTTCACCCTCCTTCAGCGTGAAGTTGAACGGGACTTTCTGCTTATCGAGGTCGAGGTCCGGGAATTGCTGCTTGACGTCGTCCCTGGTGAACAGATGCTGGCGCGCCACCCAGGGCACCTGCCGCCATTTCTTGCCCGGCCCATGGGTCCATTCATCATAGGGCACGTGGCAGACCTTGACCTGCTGATAGCCGAGCGTCTCGGCGCCGCCTTCCTCCACGATCTCGGCGTCATATTCGATCCAGCACTGGCCGCGCCCACCAAGCAGATAGTCGGTGACACCGTCCTCGATCTCGCCGGCCACATCATAGCGATTGGCGCAGGCGACCAGCGCGCGCTCCATCACCAGCGCGGCGACGCGCGCGATCTTGTTGGCCTTGCCGGGCTGGGGAAAGGTCCGGCGCACATCGGGGCTGCCAAGCTCGGCGAACAGCGTGGATTTGAGCACTTCGGTGTTCGACCACAGGATCGAGATGCGGCGGTCGACCTCGCCTTCGTCGCGGTCACGCTCATCCAGATAGCGGCAGACGACGCTTTCGGCGCGCTTGCGCCATTTGTCCTCACGCTTGAGACTGGCGTCGATCTGGTTGTGCCAATAGCGCGCCGATTTGGGGGGCTCGCCTTGTTCCCTGGCCTCGCTCTCGGTCAGTTCCTGGGTCACGCGGGCGATGCGTCCGTTTCAGTTTGCGTCATATCCGGTTTCCCTGCGCTCGCGTTTGCTTATGCCGTGCCGCCAGCGCGCCGATGGTCGGCAGTCTGGTCGGGTCGGGCTGTTCTTTCTCGACGGGTGGCGCGAGGCCCTGCATCACCTGGCAGCCATACGAAAAACCATCCGAGGGATGGCTCGCCCAATCATGCAGCGGCTCTTTGGTGAACACCTGCAGATCATGGTTGAACTCGAACGCCCATGCCCTCAGAGCGTCCACGCCCTTCTCGCAGTTGGTCTCATGAAATTCGCAGCGCTTGATGATGGTGCGCGCCGCGTTGATGCGGTCGGCCTTCGATGTCATCTCGACGATGCCGCACTTGGCCTGGCCGAAGCGCTTGGCGAATTGCTCGATGGCGGAATGCTTGGACTGGAACGTCTTCGTGCGCGCATCATGCGGCAGCCAGAATTTGCCGAGCGGCCAACCGCGCGCGGCCAGCCTGCGTTCGAGGCGTTCGATCCACTCCGAGGCCTCCAGCCCGCTGTCCAGATCGAAGTCGAGCACCGCGAACCCACCGACGCGGCGCTGCCAGAACCACCACGCCGAGGTGTCGCGCCATCCGATGTCGCTGCTGATCTCGATGGCCGGTCCGTCAGGATCGTATGCGACGCCGTCATGGATGCGGAATTCCTTGTCCGCCGCGCTGACCCAGCGGCCGAGGATGGCCCCGGCCTGCATGCCATAGCCGCCTTCCCAGACATGTTCGGCGGTGTCCGGATCATTGTCGTTGTCGTGCTCCATCTCCCGGCGCAAGACATCGGGGAACCATGGGTTGTCGCGCCAGTTGACCAGCACGGCCACCGCTTCGGGATGGCACGGCTTCTTGCGGAAGAACCTGTCCACCGCGTCGGTGCGATGGCGCGGGTTCCACGAGAACCACAGCTCCGAGCCTTCCTTGCGGATGGTCGGACGGAGCAGCTCCAACGACACATGGCTGAATGTCTGGGCTTCCTCCACCCAGACGATGTCGAAGCCTTCGAGCGATTTGATGCTCTCGGCATTGTAGGACTGCATGCCCCGGAAAATAATCAGCGAGCCGCGCGGGCCGCGTATCTCGTTGTCCAGCACCTCGAAGCAATGACCAAGGCCCAGCTTCTGAATCTTGTCGATCAGCAGCTGCCGGACACTGTCCCGGATGGTGAGCTGCACCTCACGGATACACACCGCGCGGGTTGGCTGCACAAAGCAGCGTAGGATGATCTGCTCGGCGAAGAAATGGCTCTTGCCCGAACCGCGCCCACCATAGGCGCCTTTGTAGCGGGCGGGGGCAAGCAGCGGTTTGAGCGCGCGTGGAACCTCATGCGTCAGGGTGTTTGGGGTCAACAATCAGTGTTCTGATGGTTATGTCGGCTTGGAATGCGCCGCCCTCGGGCCCTGACACGGCCTGCACAGGCTTGCCCCAGGCACGGTCGAGAAGAACGCTGGCGGCACCGACTGATGCCTTGGCGTTTTCGCTGTTCAGCCAATGCACAAGACGCTCGATAGCGTTTGCGGTGTGTTGCTTAGCGAGTTCGCGGACGTCGCCAATATCCTTAGCGCGACCGCCTGGATTTCCGCTTTTGCCCTTCTGGAATTTGCGGCCCTCGCCGCGCTTGGTTGTCATGGCTGCTCCTGGCTGATCTCAGCCAGCGTTATCTCGCGCGTTTCTGCGGATCATCTTGTTCAAACCGCATAGCGATGTGATCCGCGATGGGCTGGCCGCTATCGGCGAACACCCAGACATGGCGGATCGTATCGTCACCGATGTGGATGGCGCGGCGGATGATGGGGGTGAGCATGGCAGCGCGGAAACTTGCCCCATGGTCCTTGCCGGTCTCATCGATCCAGCTGCAAAAAATCCACCCGTCTTCATCGACAGAGACCGTCATCGCATGCCCGCCGCTCTTGAGCGCCACGGTGTCGCCGGGTTTGAATTCGGGGCTCATACGGCGGCCTTGACCGGGCGGCCAACGCCCTTGCGTGCTCGGATTGCTCGCAGCTCAGCGCCTGACCATTTGCCGGCGTCCCATGCACAAGGCCGTGCGAGGCAATCCGCATAGGCCTCGGTGCGCCGGGCAAGCTTCTCTTCAATGCGGCGTGCGAGAGCATCGCCACTCATGCGTTTCGACATCTCGACCTCTCCGTTGAAACAGCAGCGACCTCGCCAGGGGAGAGGTCATGTCACCCCGGCGATGATCGCGCTAAGCTCACCCAACTCCAACATGGCCACGCGATCGTTAGCCGTCCCATGGCAGGCAGGCGAGCAAACTGAAATGACGCTAATCGCTTGGCCCCATGGCATCACGCCTCGGAGCGATTATAACCGTGGCGCTCGAAGCGCAGACGCACCAGAAGCGAGAACACCTCACCCGATTCCGGCGTATAGGCCCCGCGTGCTTCCACGGCCGTGTAGATTGTCGCCCCCACATTCAAATCCTCGGCGATCGTGAGCGCATCCGTCAGTGCGCCGCCCCAACCAACCGCATCGGATGCAAACGCAAGCCCGATCGTGACGTCGATGGAGCCGAGATAGGCATCGGGCTGCGTGGAGACATAGGCGCCGTTGTCGCCGTTGGAAAAGACCGGAGCGGCTGTGTAGAAATGCACCCGAAAGGCGGCGTTGGTGATGCTCGTCCCGCTCTTGCGCAACCGGCAGCGATGGATATGGATATGGCCGCCGCGTTCGGCGGGCAGGATGAACTGCATCGGCGTCACGGAGCCGGCCGTCGTCGAATTGGCGACGAGATCGCCAGAGGCGTAAGCCGTGGTGTCGGCTGGCCGCGTGAAATCCGCCTCGGCTGTCGTCATGGGTCGACTGGGGAATGTCGCGCTGATGGCCATACAAGGTTCCGGATGCGGGCAACAAAAAGCCCCTCGGACGGGCTGTCCTGGGGCTTGGGCAGGGTGTGGATACAATTCACAACCCTGCATTAATTGCTGCCTTAGCCGTTTGGCGTTGTCAAGCGCCACGTTTTCAGCATCATTCGTAGTCGTAGCAGATGGCCAGCGGCCCCAAACACCACCAGACGCCGACGACACGGCCATCATCCTCGATGGCGTCACGCTTCCCAAGCCGCCACGCTAACGGATTCCAAGCCCAAGCAAGTCCCCACATTCCGTTCTCCTTTCAGATTTACGTCGATCGTTTGTAGTGCCCCTCCAGCGCGTCGCAGGTGCGACAGAGTACGCGCTTGAACGACGCCCGCGCCCAAAGCTCCGATGCCTCGGGAAACCACGCCTTCGCCTGTTCCCGCCAGCCACAGGGCTCGGTTGCGATCCAGTCGAGCATGCGGCGGCGCTTGGGTCCGCATCGCGCCTGTGCGGCCGCGAGACGGGCGAGGTAATCCGCCGCTGCCTCGACTGGCAGCAGGAAGGGTTGCCCGCCACCCTCGATCATCCTGGGCTCATATCGCACGGTTGCGCAGGGGCCGACGATAGCCGCGAGATCAGCATCGCGCTGATAGCGGCGCGCGGCACCATATTGCCCGGCGTCGAGAATGCCGGCCTTCCACAGTTGCTCCAGCGGGTTGAGGATGCGCATGCGCTTGAGCTGCGTTTCCTCGCCGGCATCAGTTCGGTAGGTCTCCACCACCAGCATGGTGCCCGATAGCGCGGCATGGCGGATGCGCTGCGCCGTGGGGCCTTGCCAGTTGGGCAGGGTGATGGTGGCGGGCCGGCGCTTGCGGCCGGTGCGGCGGCATGGGATGGCGTGCATCATTTGCCCTCTACCTTCACCGGCCAGCCAAGCGGCCCTTCCTTCATTTCGAAGTGCCGGTATAGCTCAGCGGCTTTTCTCCTTTCCTGCTGCTCAGCCCACAAAATTGTCGCCGCACTGCAAGTGATTGCCGTTATTTCCAAACGCGCGGCAGACCTCGCCCATTCCATCAGAGCCGTAAGCTGCAAATCAGTCATCTCAACCTCAATTTTGCTCCGTCTTCATGTGCGGCACTTTTTGCCCGCCAGCTTCTTCGCCGCATCCGCGCTCGCCGGCTTTGCCGCACTGCCGCACCTCCTCCCCCCCCTTCGGGGGGGATAGGGGATGCGGCAGCAAGTGCGGCAGTCCTACGGCGGCATTTGCCGCACTTGTTTTCGCGTGGTGCGGCATCGGTGCGGCAGTGCGGCAAATCATTCCATTTCCTCCGACTGCTGACGGCCGCCGAAGTCCCAATTTCCGAGCGCGAAATAGTCCCGCAACTCGCGCCGATTATCCTTGTGCTCCTCGATGACGAGCGCGCCGCTTTTCAGCCATGCATCGATCATCTTGGCAATGCGCCGCTTGCCCGCCTTGTCCTTGGTGTCAATGCCGAGCACGCAGCCGATGGCATGGCCGCCCCACTCGTTGGCCTGCATGCTGACGCGGTAGCGCCGCGCGCCAATGACACGCATCGCGGCGTCGATCATCTCCCAGGGGATGTCTTCGAACAGCGCTGGCGTTTTGAATTCGGCGACCACTTGGACGCTGTCGGGCTTGACGTTATCGGCGTCGGCTGCCTCCGAGGCATTCTCCAGCGAGACGCTCATCAGCTTGAGCCATGCAACCTTGTCCGGCGGCGGAGCCATGTTCTGCTTGCTGTCGCCGATGCGGATATGCCGATAGGCCTGGTCGGGCTCGATGCCCATCGTGACGGCCTCTTCATCGGTCATGCGCACGATCAGCCGGGCGTCCCTGACGGCTCCAATCTGCGACGAGGCCCCGCGTGCATCCTCGATGCTCCTGGCCTGTCCAGAGCTCGCCTTGCGGCTGTGGATGACCAATTCCACGGCGACGTTGGCTTTTTCCGCGATATCGACCCAGGCCGTGTAGGTGGCTTCCATCGCGCCGTTGTCGTTCTCGGGGACACGATGGGTTTTCACGAAAGGGTCGACGGTGAACACGTCGATGCCGTTGCTGGTCATGGCTTGGATAAGCGCATCGATATCGGGAACATTGATCTGCACGCCGCCGATGCGCTGTTCGGCGATAATCAGCTTGGTGTCGCGGAAGCTCTCGACGAACAGGCGATCGCCGCAGTCGGCCGGCTTGATGCCGTAGAACTTCATGGCCGCCAGGAAGCGGCGGTCCAGCTCGTCCTGGTCATCCTCGCCGATATACCAGATGCGCTTGGGCGCGCGCGGGGCATGGCCGAGCAGCATTCGGCCGGTGACGAGGGCGAGCATGTCCGCCGTGACCAGCGCGGACTTGCCCAGGCCTCCAGGCGCAATCGTCGCGCCAACATAGCGCCTGATGTAGTGGGCGCCCATGATGAAAGGGCGCGGCGGGATGAGTTTGGGATCGCGGAAGACGAAGCCGCGCGGCTTGATGATGCGCGTCACGGGATCGACCATCCAGCGGCCGGCATCGCGGGCGTTGTCGACATAGCGATCATACGCCGGATCCGGGCTCTCATGGTCGATGCGCCTGATGTTGCTGGTCAGCATTTCAAGCGCCATTGCGCCGCCTCGCATACGCCACCTGGGCCATCCAGATGATGAACTCCGGGCCGAGATAGTCGCGCACCTCACCCTCGGTCATGCGGCCCGCTTTCAGCGCTTCACCGGCGACTTCGATGAATGCCAGGATCTCGTTGCAGTCGCGCCAGAGGTCGCGCAGATCAGCGAGCAGCGCGGCTTTGGCCCGTGCCGATAGCGCGCGGCGGAGCTTGGCCGTTTCCGGGTCGGCGGGCGGCTGGCGGACTTCGGGCGCTACAGCCTCGGCGGTTTCGGTCATGGGAACTCACGGCCACAGGGGGAGAGGCTACCGGACAGCGCTATTCAGGCGGTCTTCGACCAGCTTCGCGTAGCCGGCGATGTCGTGCCAACTGTCGGCATAATCAGGATCGCCGTTGAGGATACGGGCGATCTTGTGCTGGATCATATCCAGCGCCTCCTTCTGGTCTGGCGCGAGATCGTGATGGTTGGGATGGGCGCGCATCGTGTCCTTGAGCGCCTGCGCCACCTCGGCATGCCCGGTGAATGCGCCATAGCGCTTGCCGCGTTCGGCGAGAGTTGCTGCTACGTCAGACATTTTGCGTTACCTCGATGGCTTCAAAAACGGCGGGGAGATACGGGCACAGTTCGGCTTCAATGGCGGTCGCGACATCGCGATGCTCAAGCTGGGTTGCGGGGTCGGTCCGAACGGCGAGATAGTGAATCCAGGAGCGAAGCGTGCCTGCCATGTAGAGACGACTGGGCGTCATGCCCTCGGGAAGCACGGCACGGGCCACTTCTTTCGCGATGCCGTGCTCGATCGCCCATTCATAGGCGCCGAGCGCTGCCGATGCGGCATCCTCCTGCATCCGGAGCCACTGCTCATGCCTGTTGTCGTCCGGCGGAATGGTGAGCGAACTCTGACGGTTCTTCTGGTCCTGCAACCGCGCAACGCGCTTGACGATGCCCAGCGCGCTTGCATCAGCATAGCGCTGCGAGAACTCCTGAAAGCTGAAACTGCGGTGCCTCAGTATCTGGCGCGCGATGTCGCGGGTGGTGTTAACCTCGACGCAGGCCGCGACCATCTCGAACGGTGACCAGTGCCGATTGCGAATCAGGTAGTTGATCAGCCGCGCGCTGTTTTCGCCAGTTTCCTGGCTCTTCGGGTTCGACACGCGCGCCATATGCACGAGCAGTGCTTCGGCGTCCGGTGTGATCCAGACAAGTTTCACGTCTTGCGTCATATGAACCTCAGAACAAGTCTTCGATGCTGTCATTGAAGGCGGTCGTCATTGTCGTCAGCGGCCTCTGGCTATCGACCTTCCCCCCGCGCGGCTTTCGCGGCGCCTTGGGCTTGGCCCGCCCGATGAGGCCCTTGGGCTGGACAACATCGGCGGACACCTGCCATCCGGACTTGGTGCCGCCCTCGGACTCCCAGTGCCGTTGCTTCATCTTGCCCTCGCAATAGACCTCGACGCCTTTGAGGAGGCTGGGGGCCAGCTCGGTGAGATGATCGGACCATGCGCTGACGTTCAGCCATACGGCGTCGGCATCCTCGCCAACGATGACGGAGAACACGAGGAACGGCCGTCCGGCTTGTGTGGTTTTCAGCTCGGCGTCGCGGCCCAATTTGCCCTCGAAGGCGCATGCGATGCCTCTCATGCGGATGCCTCTTCACGTTGGCGCGGCCACACAAACGGGGCCATGCCGAACCGCGCGCACACGCTGCCAAGTTGCCCGTGGCCGATGCCGATGGCGGCCGCCGCGTCTGGACCTGTCATGCCTTGGGCTTGCGCGTGCTCAATTGCTGCGATCATTTCGGCCCGTCTTTCAGCTCTGCACTGGCGTCGCGTGTCTTGGAAGGCCACTCGTGGAAGCCTGGTCCGCTTCCGGAACAGCTCGCAGCACATGGTGCAGAAGCTGTGGTAATGCGGCGGCTCCCCGCATTCCGGGCACAGGGCCATTACGCTCTCCGCAAGAACCGTTGCCGTGCGATTGGATCGATCGCCCGCGCATGGTGGTGGCGGCAATAGACGTGGCTGTGTGGATCGCGCGGCTCGCCGCAGAACAGCCAGCCCTCGGCGCCGCCATCGTTGAGCGGCCAGCGGCAGACGTCGCGGCTCAGCGCGTCGAAGGTGATGGGCTCGCGGTCGGGGGAGGGCGGGATGCTGGCCGGCAGTCGCTCGGGTGGCGGGGCTGGTTGGGGCGCGGTTTGCTGCGAGCGGGGGAAGATGCCGTCATTGCGGTTGGGGGATTTGGGCTTGGCGGTTGGGAGAGCGGGGCGTTCTGTCGTCTTCAGTTGCACGATTTTGCCGCGAACAAGATGCAGGCGTTTGATTTTGCCAGCGACCGCGCTAGACGAGATACCGAAACGAGCGCTGATCTGCGCCTGCGAGCAGCCATCCGCCCAGAGTCGTTTCAGTTCCGCGACGCGCTCGTCCGTCCAGTCGAAGCTGTCGCCGGTGTATATCCGCGTCATGCAGCCTCGCTGAATTGCAGCCGATAGCCGGTGCGCTTGATGTTGCTGATGCAAATGCCCATGAGCTTCAGCTTGCGGTTCAGTTTGGAAATCAGCGAAAATATCGTCGCCGGGTTGCCGTTGCCCACGCCATAGACGCGGTCGAGCATGACCTGGAGCGGCACGCCTGCCGGATACGCCGTGCGCAGGACTTCCGCGATTTCGGTTTCGCGGCGGGTGAGCTCGGCGCTGCGCTCGCCATAGACCGCCACATTGGCTTGCAGGCAGACCATCAGTCGACTGTCAGGAGCGGGGGTGCCGCATGTGGGGCAACACGCCATCACGCGGCATCCTCTTTGCGGGGCTGGCGCTCCTTGAGCGCAGCCAGCGCCATCTTATGCAAGGCGCTCATGGGCAGGCGCAGGCGGTGCCTTTTGCGGGCGGCCAAAATCACCGGCTCCCAATGGGGAAGGTCAATAAATCCGCGCTTCTTCCAGCCGTAGACGGTCTGCTCCGGCAGACCGACATCATCCGCAAGGCGGTTCAAAGGCTTCCAGAGGGCGAGGAGTTCGGGGAAGGTTTGGGGGGTGCTCATGTCCCCTACCGTGGTCCAGAATTGGACCGAACGTCAAGGGGGTAACGTGACGGCTTCGGTCCAATTCTGGACGGCGCACGGCATTCAAAAATGACAAGCCAGTGGAAATCGCCGCCTAAAAATTATACTGTCGGTCCATGAGTGACCACATTGATACCGAGAAACAGACCGAAGAGGAGCGCGAACGGCTCAAGCTGTTCGGCAAGCGCCTGGAGCTGGCTGTACTGCTCGCCGGCAGTTCCAACACAGCGTTCATCAAGAGGATCGTGGCAGCCCGCATTTGCTCGAAGGGGTCGTTTTACAATCACACTGGGGGGGTGAATAAGCCGCAGGATAAGATGGTCTACGCCTATGAAGACCTGCTCGGTGTTCCCCGTGGCTGGCTGTGGCGGCGGGACTTCACCTCGGATGAACTGGATGAGGTCAGGGACGCGCTGAAAGACGGCGAGGCCGACAATCCGACGCTGGTTAAAATCCGGGCGTCCATCCCGAAATCCCGGATTGGAAACAATGTTGTTGATCTGCAAATTAACCATTCAGGCAAACAAAACGCCTCACAATCTTCCATAACCGTAGGAATCCGTCATATTCCGATACTCCCTAAGGATAAGATCAGCGCTTGGCTGGCCGGGGAGAGGTCGTTTGAGATGTTGTCGGCGAAACCATTGCCTATACCGGACATGCCCAATCTGGGGCCTCGCACCTGGGCGCATCCTATAGCCGATAACGATTTTTCCATGACCGGCCCAGGCGACATCTCCTACCCACCACGCACCCTGCTCACGGTCGATCCCGATCAGACAATCGTGCCGGGGGACCGGATCGTCATCCGCAAGCGCGGCGTGGGCGAGTGGCTGGTGCGCAGATACCAAGCCCCCTGGCCGCTGCCGGCGGACCTCGCCAAGGCGCAGGAATTCACGCTCGTCGCGGCCAACCCGTCCTTCGAGCCGATTCGCGTGACCAACCCCAGCGATTGGGAAGTCGGCGGCTGTGTGATGCTCTCCACCAAACTGGAAAAATACTGATTGGACCAGTAGTCCAATTTTGGACTTGACCACCAGTCCAACGCGTGGCCATATGGTGCTACGGCAAGGTCATATCCTGACTGAGCCGCAGCCCCCCCTTCTCGGGGCGTTTCCTCCTCTAACTTGAGGTCCGCCGCGGTTCCCCCAAAGCGGACCTCCTTTTTCGGAGAGTCCCATGTTCACCACGCAATGCGCGTTCGAGCGGACCCAGGCCGGGATTATCTTCCTGCCCAGCGATGCCGTCGCCGATGATCACCCGCGTCTGTGCGATCTGCGCGTCCATTTTTCCATTGGCCGGCTCTATCCGCCGGAAAACGACAACGGCTCGGGTTTGACCTGGGATGGCGGTATCGCCTCCATCGAATGGTTGCCTTATGGCACCGATCCCTTTGTCATCGCCTATGACACGGCAATGCACCACCGCCAGCCGGACCATTGGTTAACGCTGCGCAATGAGACATTCGATGCCGCCAAGACCTTCCTGCTGCGCTATCACGGCAATGCGCTGTGGCAGCAGGAGAGCGATGCTGCGCATGAGCAATTTTACGGCGAGGCCGCGTGATGGCCCGCAACGGCTTTGCCCATGATTTCGCACACGACCTGGACCGGCATTTGAAGCTGGTGGCATCTCAGGAGCGGTCTCGGGAACGCTTCGCCACTTGGCAGGCCCAACTGAGCGCCCCCCCGGCACAACCCGTCGTCATCGATCAGGCCCCGGCCGACGTGCCTGCCGCCTGGAAGCTGGCTGCGGCCAACGCGGCCTACGCCGCCGTGTTGTTCTGGCAGGCGGTGCGCCTGACCGCGATTGCCGCAACTGGGCGCTACCACGCGCTGCTGAACGGCACCCTTGACACGAAGACCCGTGACTTTCTCACCGGGGCGAGCGTCGGCGGATGGGCCTGCACTCTCATACTGATTGCGCTTTTCATCTGGAGATAATTTCATGACATGGCCAGTAAATCCGGCGCTTGATGCGCTGCACGACGCCGCTCTCACCTATGCCAACATCCATGGCGTCGACGCCATGCTGCGGTGGCTCGCGAACGAGGCATCCCGTCTGCGCATGACGCGCGATGTGTTCACCAAGCGCCGCGCCGATGCGGGGGTGGTGATCGTGGAAGCTGCGGCGGAGATCGATGCCGAGCATGAAGCAACTCTCCGTGTCCTCGAACGGTACGCCGACCCAGGGTTCTACCGCGAGACCAAACGCAAGCCGGTCAGCGAGGTGATGGCGGACGGTGGCGCGATGGCGCGCGCCCGTCTCGATGAGATCGAATCCCTGTTCGGCGAGGACGGCAAATGAGCCCCGATCTCGAACGCGCCCGCGACTTCACCAAGGACAATCCGCTGTTCGGCGAATGGCTGATCGCCGTCGCGGTTTCCTATGGCAGCATCTCCTACCACACAAAGCTGCGCGAGGAGCGCAGCCCCGGCGCCGGGCGGCAGGAGCGCATGGCCGCTGTGACGCGTGCCTGGGCGGTCGTCCACGGGACGCTGGAGATGCAGAAGCTCGAACCTCGGGCAGGTCGCTCCAAGGCCGTGTTCGAAGCGCTGGTGGAGATGGCGGCCCAGATTGGGCTGCTCGCCACCGATGGCGTCGCCGGTTACCCCTATGACCCGGCGGAGGTGATGTGATGGCTGAGCAGCCGAAGTTTACGCCGGGGCCGTGGTGGGCAGAGCAAGACGGGCCGCGCGTCATCATCCTGGCGAAGGTGGGGCCGCTTCGGGTGAGCCCCGGCACAGCCAACTCTGAGGGCGATGCGCATCTGATCGCCGCCGCGCCTGAACTGTATGAGGCCTGCCGCATCGCTCTTAAGTTCTGGAACAGCGATCACCCGAACGACGACTGCGAGGGCATTGAAGCACACGAATACATCAAGACCGCCCTCGCCAAAGCGGAGGGGCGCAATGTCTGACACCGACATTGGGCTCCTCATCGCCGGCGGCGTCACGCTGGCGGCGACATTCGCGCTGATCTGGCTGCTCATGGAGAAGTGCATCCGATTGGAGCGCTGCATCGATGCGTTGGCCGAAAAGCTTGGCAGCGTGAAACTGGAGATCGGTGTGTTGAAGGCCGATCTGGCGGCGCACAAAACAACCAGCGTGTTCACGGCCCATGCGGCCCAGCGCGAGAGTGCCCGCCAATGACCATCCACAACCCCGCCCACGAACTCACCCGCCAAGCCCAAGCCGCCCGCAATCTGCTCGCCGTGCACAAGAGCTACGTTGAGGAGGACGAAGACTTCGCCATGGATCTGATCGAAGGCCAGACCGATCTGGTTGAGATCGTCAACGTGATGGCGGCGCAGGAGGGCGAGGACAAGGCGCAAGTCATGGCCCTGGAGCTCTATGCCGAGAAGCTCATCGCGCGGGCACGACGCATTGATGCCCGCATCGACAAGCGCCGCAATTTGCTGCTGATGGCGCTTCAGACAGCGGGGATTACGAAGCCGATACGCGGCCCCTTCGGCACGGTAGGCCTGCGCGCTACGCCGCCCAAGCCCACCGTCACGGATGAAGCGCTGATCCCGGACGAGTTCTGGAAGACGCCCGCTCGGGTGCTGGATAAGCGCGCACTCGGCGTGGCGCTGAAGGAAGGCCGCACCATCCCCGGCGCTGAGCTGAGCAATGGCGGCGTGTCTCTTTCCATACGCACGAACTGAGGCTGAAGGCTGAGATGCGTTTCAACGGACACCGATACACCTCATGCCGCTGGTGCAGCGGAAGCGGGTGCCTCTATTGCGAGAATGAGGCTGATCAAGCATACGCGCGCGAATTCCCAGAAGGTCCGAAGCCGATCGCCACCTTCAGGCTCGACAGTCCCGCCGACATGGAACGGATGAAATCAATTTTCGGTGCCGAGGCGCTGGAACGCGCCTTCGGACCTGAAGGCGGCGGCATTGCGGAGATCGATGAGAAGCTCCGCGCCACCGATCCGAACAAGTCCAACTGACCCCGGAGCACTCCCATGAACACCGTCGCCTTACACAACCCGCAGGGGCAGCAGCTTTCCGTCATCGCAGCGATGGCCAGCGATTACAACATGGACGCTGTGCTGTTCGAGGAAACGCTACGCGCCGCGATCGTGCCGAGGAACTGCACGCGCGAGGAATTCACCGTCTACCTCCTGGCGGCAAAGCAGTACAAGCTGAACCCGCTCTTGCGCGAAATCTACGCCATCCCGAAAAAGGGCGGCGGCATCCAGCCGGTCGTCAGTATCGATGGCTGGTATCACATTTGCAACGATCACCCGCAGTTCGACGGCATCGAATACGAAGACCGCTTCGATGCGGACACGTTCTTGGGTGTGACCGCTCGCATTTGGCGCAAGGATCGCTCGCGGCCGACCGTGGTGACGGAGTGGCTTGCCGAGTGCAAGATGAACACTGACAACTGGCAGAAATGGCCACGCCGGATGACGCGGCACAAGGCCGGCATCCAGTGCGCCCGCATTGCATTCGGTTTCTCCGGCATCGTTGATCCCGATGAGGCAGAGCGCTTCACGCAACCGGAGTATGAGGAGCGCCGCCCCAGCCGCATCACGGACGCAACGGTGCATTCCTTGCGCACCATTGATGCTCAGCCTGGCGATTTTACCCGGCAGGATGCCTCCCCGCAAACGCCTGTTGAGCCGGCCACGATCGATGCGGCGCAATACGCGCATCTGCAAGGCTTGGCTGATGAAGTTGGCGTGGATCACGCGACGATCTGCGAACGGCTCGGTGTCTCCAGCCTCGCGGAGATTCCGGCGAGCCGGTTCGAAAAACTGATCCGCAAGCTGGAGCTGACGCGCCAGACCGAACAATCCCCATCTGCGGCAGCTCCCCCGCCCGTCGCGGAAACGCCAGCCATGCCCCCGGCTGACAATCCCCCGGTATCGGTTCCCCCCGCTGATACCGGGGGCGATATCGATCCGATCGCGGAGGCGCACGAAGCCGGCCGCGCGGCTTGCGAAGCCGGGATCGCATTCGAAGACATCCCGGCGAAATTCAGGGACCACGCCTATTGGCGCAAGGCTTACAGGGACGGCTATCAGGCGCAAGCACAGGAGATGGGAGCGTGAGCAAGGTTTATGTCGCGTCGAGTTGGCGCAATCCGCACTACGGCGATGTCCTTCAAATACTGCGAGGTCACGGCCATGCGGTTTGGGACTGGAGGTCGCCGCCGACCGGCGGCAACGGCTTCCGATGGCAGGACACGGCGGTCGAAGAGGTCGCCAATTACCAGCACGGCGACAAGATATCGCCGTCTGCCTGGGGCCGCCTGCTGAATACCACCGTCGCGCAGACCGGCTTCGCCTCTGACCTCGCTGGCATGAGCTGGTGCGACGTCGGCGTCTTGCTCCACCCTTGCGGCCGCAGCGCCCATCTCGAAGCCGGATGGATCGCCGGTCGCGGCAAGACGGTGCATGTGCTGGCGCTCGAAGATGTCGAGCCAGACCTGACGGTGCTGGCGCTCAATGGCGGGATATGCGGCAGCATAGGCGAGCTTGTGCATGTGCTTGGGGTGGCGGCTTGGCAGGAAGCCCATGCGGATGAAGGGGAGAAGATGGAAGCGGAGGCGAGACAGTGAAAGCAAAAGACCGCCAATTAGCCCGCGCATGGTTCGCCTCCGGAAGATTGTTCGAGGCGACCTGCGAGCGATGCGGCTGTCGCATCGTCGAGATGGCAGAGAAATGCACTGCTGATCTTGCTGACCCTTGCCCCGGCTTCAACGCTGTCGAAGTGGCCCACACAGAATTTGAGCAGAACTTCAAGCTGATCACCACGGGCCGCACCGAATGACCGACATCCGCATCTCCAAGGCACGCATCAAGGACGGCCAGCTCCATGTCGAGCTGGAGGGCATGGAGAACGACGTCGAGCGCAAGACGTCGCTCAAATCCCACGACGGCTTCCACCCCGATCTGCAAGCCGCGTTCGACGCGCTGTGCCCCAGCGTGCGCGAAATCCTGGAATGGCCGGGCAACCTCTATCCGGAACTGCGCGTCACGTGCGTTTCCTGGAGCCACAGCGAGAACACCGGCGTCGAAGGCGCGGTGCTCGTATGCCAGTCCCCGCTTGAGAGCTGCACGTCGCCGTTCTGCTTCAACACCCCGCATCTGCCGTTCGCGCAATACAACGAAGACGGCAATGCGCCGCTGATGCCGGATGGGGCACAGGATGGGCTGAACGCGCTGCGGCGCGAGGTGCAGGCCTATATCGACGGCAAGCGGGCGCAGTTGGATTTGTTCGACATCGGCAATTTGTCCGGGCCGTATCCGGTCGAGGAGCGCATCGAACAACTCGGCAAGGCGCACGGGATGCCGAAGTCGGTGATCGATGCGACCAAACGGGAGTATGCGCGGTGACCAACCTCGATTTCGACGCCTTCATCCGCGAGCGCGACGAAGCCCTGCTTTCTCTCGACCGCGAAAAAATCGAGGCGTACATGCGCAAATACGAATGCCCCATCGCCAGGAACGACGAACTGTTCTGGGCAGGCGTCCACAAAGCGCGAACCGCGATCTCGACGTTTCCCGAGGATGAACGGAAGAAATCGCGCGAGTGGCTTGCCGAACGCGGACTCCAGCATATGGGTGATGAGCAGTGACCCTCATCCCCACCCCCGAGCTCGCCAAGGCCATCACTGCCGTCGTCATGGAAACCATCGAGCGGCAGGGAACCATATCAAGCGTTGCATTGGATGAGGCGGTTCTGCGTGAGCTGCTGTTTCGGAATGCGACGGCGGGCATGAGCAAGGCCGGCGCGGATGATGAGATCACCGCATGTTCAGCGCATCTGATCCGCCTGCTCTTTTCCAAGCTCACCTTCGGGACCCTGCCACAGGAAGTCGTGCTAGCTATCGGTGCCTTGCATGACCGGCTGCTTCAAAAGGGGCTGCTATGACCATCCTCGCTCTCGATCTCGGCACGACAACCGGCTGGGCGCTCCAGGGGACGCCGATCCTATACGGTGTCTGGAACCTGAAGGGCGGGCGCTATGAAGGCGGCGGCATGCGCTTTGTCCGATTCCGCCACCACCTTGAAACGATGCATCACATCCATCCGATCACCTGCATCGCCTATGAGGAGGTCCGCCGGCACATGGGCGTCGATGCCGCGCACATCTATGGCGGCTTGCAGGCGGTGCTGACGAGCTGGTGCGAGTCCGAGAAAATCCCATACGCATCGACGCCGGTCGGAACCATCAAGAAATTCGCCACGGGCAAAGGCAACGCCGGAAAACCGGAGATGCTGAAAGCCATCCGCGCCAAGGGCTACAAGCCGGCGGACGACAACGAGGCCGACGCCCTGGCGCTGCTGCTCTGCGTGATGGGGGAAAGGAAAGCGGCATGATCCGAAGCAGCAAGCTCATCCAGGTCTGCGACAAATGCCTGACGGCCGCGTGTTGGTATGGCGAGTTCATGTGCGACGACGCGCGCACAGCCGGAACTGTGGCGGCGCGCGTCGGCGATCTCCGCAAGCTCAACCGTGAGCATCCCGATTACTGGTCAGCCAAGAAGCTGACCGAAATCTATGGAGAGAGCGCGCCGGACTTTTCTCATCTGCATGTGATGGGGGAAAGGAAAGCGGCATGAGCACCGATGCGGAACTGATAGAGCAGCTTCACCATGCCGCGAAAGAGCGGTATGGCGACATGGAGCCGTGGGATTCGCAAACCCTGGAGATCAGGGCCGCCGACCGCATCGCCGCCCTCATTGCAGAGCGGGACAGGCTGAAAGAGGCGCTGGCGGCAGCGAAAGTAGAGATTGAATGGTGGGTGCAGGAGCATTCCTGCTGCCTAGGTCACGAAAATGATGTCATGGCGCAAATGCGCATCGCCCTCTCCTCCACACAGGAGAAGGCCACCGCTACCTGCGAGTATTGCGGACAGGCAACGGCGGATGGTCTGCCGGCCATCTGCATGAAGTGCTATGCCGCCGCCTGTGAGAACGCGCCATGATCCTCCGCCACATGGTGGCGTCGGTGCTGCGGATGGTGTTCGGGAGGGGATGATGATCTTCGCGAACACCATGCTCAAGAAATTGCGCGATGCGGTTGCCGAAGCTGGCAGCCAGAAGGCATGGGCGGCCAAGCACGGTGTCTCCACGCAATACGTCAACGATTGTCTGAAGGGTCGGCGCGAAATCGGCCGGGCAATTTCCGAACCGCTCGGCTATCGCCCAGTGACGGTCTATCTGACGCTTCGTGAAGATGCAGGATGATCCGCCGCGACCCCAACCTCACCGAAAAGCTGGCCAGCGTGCTCCTGCTGCTGAAGGTCGGCAACGAATGGCTGATCCCGGAGCCGCTCCGCTCAACCGGAAGCGCGGCTCAGATAGCGGCCACGGTCGAGTTCGACCACGATCCCATCCCCTACGCCAATGGCGGGACAACAGCGCCGCAGAATCTGACGCCGCGCTCGATAGCCGCCCATGCGGAGAAAACCGCGACGATCGATCTCCCCCGGATCGCCAAGGGCAAGCGCCTGGAGCGCACGCATGAAGAGTTCCGCAGGCTGCTGCTGCGCAAGATCGGCCAGGGGCTGGACGCCGAAGCCGCCCGGTGCAAGCGGGGTAGGCGGCTGCCATGTGGCAAGGACAGCGGGTGGAAGAAGCCGATGAATGGGAATGCTGTGAGGAGGGTGAAGACGTGAGCGAGCCTGAATGGAGAATTTCATGTTGAACGTAAATCTGTGCGAGACCGAGGAGGATCGGTTACATCAGGCAATGGCAGCACTTCAGGCTGCCGCATATGATCCAATTCGTATGCCGGCGAACTGGCTGTGCGATCCGACCACACTCTCCCCAATGGCGTACGACCGGCTAAGAGCGCTCACCTTGGTGGCGATTGCGGCTGTGCCAGGCGGAACCGACGAGGCCGCTGCGATGGCCTTCCTGAAAGCTGTATCCGTCTACAGAGATAGTCTCGTCAGTTGACCCGCATCATCAACGCTGGGGCCGTGAGCGATCCCATTGAAGCAATCGAAAAGCTGATGGAGCGGCGTGGCTGGACGCGCCAGCACCTGATGCCTGCCTTCGGCGGCTTGTCCAGCAGGATGGCCGAAGCCATGAATCGCAAGCGCCCGCTATCGCTCAGCCAAATCCGCTGTCTCGTCTTCAACTACGGCTTGAACGCTGAGGTCATGATCCAATGGTACCCGACTGAAGCGCAGCCTCTGCGGCCCACTGATGTCTTTGAAGTTATTCGCAACGCAGGAGTAAAGACGTGAGCGAGCCTGAGAATCTGACGCCGGCGCATCTGCTTTGCGCAGTTGCCGCATCCTGCCCCTCCATCTACCGCCTGGGAGATGGGAAGCTGCTTGTGGTGGGGAAGCGCGATGTTGATTGCCTCTACCTGCGCAATGTCGCCATCGGGGACGATGAGCAGGCCGTCATCATCTCCCCTGACCTCCTCGACAGCCTGAAGGCTGAGTGGGCGCGGGAGGCGATAGGCCAAGCGGCTAGTGGAGTGACCAGCAATCGCATCAGACGACTGCGGCGCACACCGCTTTACTACAGCCATGGCGGCGAGGCCGATGCCCTCACCGACGAAATCGCCGACGCCCTGGAAGCCTCCCAGGCTGAAGTGGAAAGGCTGAGAGAAGCGCTGACACTCAGGCCAATGAATACGGCGCCGAAGGAAGACCGGGCAATCATCTGGGCCAAGTTCAAAGACGACATGGCGCCATATAACGGCCGGACGGACCAACCGGATTGGCATACGCGCTGGCAAGGGCGGTGGGCGCCCGTGCGGCATGAGGGGATCACCCATCCCGGCGGATACGACATGGGCTGGTCTATTGCATTGCCGGTTAGGCATGTCGGCCTGTCTGACGAATGGTTTGAGGGATGGCTTCCGCTGCCGGCCCGCGCCGTTCTCTCCTCCCCCGTGCAGAAGGATAAGGAGCCGCAGGCATGAGCCCCCTCATCACCCACTTGCGAAGCGCGGCTAAAGCCTGCGCCAGCGGCTATGAAGTCTCGCTCTCCATCAAGGAGGTGCGGGAGATCGTGGGGATGCTGGAGAGATGGGTCGCCATCAAATCACTGGATGATTTGCCGAAAAAGCAGACGAACCGCTACGAACAATACGACTGCCTCGTCTACCACAAGGGCGAGGTCAAGCATCTCGTCTGGAATTGCGAGCATGTCTGCTGGGACGAGCGAACCGGCGATGATTTTTACTGCGATCCGCTGGAGCCTACGCACTACATGCTGTTCCCGGAGCATCCATCCCCGCCATCCGAGGTCGCCGAATTCGTCGGCCTCCTGGAGAACACACCCAAACCGAGTGGAGAGATTTGATGGGGACGCATCCAAATACAATTCTAATGGTCGTTCTCACGCCGGACGACTTAGCGCGCAAAACGCACCGCGCCATCATGGTTGATGCTGGGATCAAAGATCCAGACGACCACATCAAAATCGGGGCACATGACTATACCCACGAAGTCATGGAAACAGACTATGAAGACGAGGTCCAGATATCTGCCCCCGAAGGCTCCATCGTGTTTCTCGATTACGTCACATATGGCTATGGCGAAACTGTCGAATGGGACGCCTTGCAGGCGCAAAAAGATGAATTGGAAGCCTGGGCAACGGGTATCTGTGAACGGCATAAATGCTCGTACAAAATCTATGTGACGGCGAATTACTGGTGACGGCCGTAGCTGCGTGGCGAACGATGAGAGTCCTGGTCTGTGGCGGAAGAGACTTCAGCGATCGCGACCTTCTTTTCCGGACGCTGGATGATCTCCGCCGCGAACAGGTCGTCAACGTAATCATCGAGGGAAACGCTTCTGGAGCAGATCGCCTCGCGGGTTATTGGGCACGCAAGCACCACATCAAGAACAAGAAGTTCCCGGCCGATTGGGAGAAAAACGGCAAGGCCGCCGGTCCCATCCGCAACGCCCGCATGATCGCCGAGGGCAAGCCCGATCTGGTGATTGCCTTTCCCGGCGGTGAAGGCACCGCAAACATGATCGCCCAAGCCAAAGAGGCTGGGATAGACGTTGTCGAAGTCAGTTGAGTGAGTGAGTTATGTCCGCAGCCGCGCTGAAGCCCCGTGATGTCGTCCTGCCGCTGTTGTCGCTCGCGCCACGGGGCTTGCGCCGTGTCGAGGCGGCGGCCTATATCGGCGTCAGCCCGTCGTCGTTCGACGCGATGATCGCCGAAGGGGTGATGCCTAAGCCCAAACGCTGGGGGGGGCGGGTGATATGGGATCGACACATGCTCGATGAATTCTTCGCCGCCATGCCTTGTGATGACGACAAACCGCGCCGCAGCCTTTGCGACGAAATCGCATGATGGCACGCGTTCGCCTGAAGCATGTGACTGCGGATCAGGACCGGCACGGCAACGTGCGATACTATTTCCGCAAGCGCGGGCTCAAGGCGAAAACGCGACTGCCGGGGTTGCCAGGCGCCGAAGAATTTATGCGCGCCTATGAGGCGCTGCTAGCCGGCAACCCCTTGCCCGCGCCAAAGGGACAGAAGCCCCTTCTCGGCAAGGCCGACGCCACGTCATTGCGCTGGCTGTTCCAGCAGTATCTCGCCTGCCCCGAATTCAAAGTGCTGGACAAGAAAACCCGTTCCAGCCGAAACGGGGTTCTTCAAACGATCAGCCAATTGCCGATCTCCGAGGGACATTCAAGCAAGATCGGCGATGTCCCATTTGCCGAACTGACCTCGAAAAATATCCGCCGCATTCGCGACCGCAAGGCTGAATTCCCCCAAGCCGCGAATAGCTGGCTGAAATCGCTGAAAGTGGTGTTCAAATGGGCCGTCGCGGCTGAGCATTGCGAGCACGATCCGGCGAAAGATGTGCCAAAGATCAAAAAGTTCAGCGTCGGACATCACGCTTGGTCGATGCAGGAAATCGCCCAATATGAGGCCGCGTATCCCATCGGCACGATGGAGCGTCTCGCCTTGGCGCTGCTGCTGTATACGGGACAACGCGTGTCCGACATTATTTTATTTGGCCCGCAACATATCAGCAACGACGTCTTGCGGTTCACCCAAGTCAAAAACCGCAACCGCAAGCCGGTCACGCTGGCGCTTCCCGTGCTGCCGGCGCTGATGAAGATCATCGCGGCAACCCCGTCCGGGCATCTGACATTTGTCGTCACCACGCATGGCCAGCCATTCTCGGCAGAACAGTTCAGCAGACGTTTCAGCGCATGGTGTACCGCTGCCGGATTGTCCGAATGTACGGCTCACGGATTGCGCAAGGCGGGCGCGACATTCGCCGCCGAGAACGGCGCAACGGCCGCGCAATTAAAGGCAATCTTTGGCTGGGCACAACTTGCGCAGGCCGATGTTTATACTCGCAGCGTTGACCAGGAACGGCTGGCCGGGGATAGCATGCATCTCATCCGCACGGCGGACAAATCCTGAACGAATGTGTCCCACTTTCAGTTTTGGGTTTCTGGCGGTGGGACAAATCGGCGAAATAAACCAACAAAAACAACGCTAAATTCCGCTTGACATATTCCCGACCGGAATATGGATATTCAATTAAATCAATAACTTAGCCAGAAAGTGGGGCACAAAACCCACCACCATTTCATTAGCTTTTTTGCCCTTTGTGTCCCACTCCAATAAGCGCCGATGCCAGTATCCGCGATCGCCGCGCCACCCCCGCAAGAACACACAACGAACACACCCCATCGAAGCAAATTGGACTATTGGTCTATTTTGGACTTGCGATGTTCCAAGTTTGGACCTAAGGTCTTCCAAGAGCTGACGCACGCTTCGCAATCAAACGTCAGCCAGTCACACACAGAACCAAGTGTATTCGCCGCCAGCGAGGCATAACTCGCGGGAATAGCGCATGCACGACTACACGGAAAACCGCTGCGGCTGTACCCCATCCATCCATCCCGGACCGCAGCGATAGGGAAGGTCGCTGGCACCCGGCAGAGATCTTCCCGCCCTATCCCCGGCGACCTCATAAGGGCGTCGGGTTTGTCCGGCGTCGCTACCTATCCGCCGGACAGTGGAGAGACCGCGCCCAGCGAGCGGGGTCGGTCTCTCCCGCGGCCCAGTATGTTGCTTCCTCGCGCAGCCTGGGCCGCCCATTTTGACTGAGGCATTAACATTGGAGCTTTCATGAAACGTTCTCTCCTCCTCATTGCCGTGCTCGGCACGCTGGCGACGCCGGTGTCCGCCGACAGTTCGCAAGGCCCCGGCGCACCGATGCCGCTCGGCGGCGCTCAAGACGCCATCGTCCTATCCGCCGACACCACCCAGGCGGAAATTGACGCCCAGGTGCGCGCCAACATTGCCGCCGGCCGCGCCAGCTATGCCGAGATCGCGCGGGCTGGCGGTTGCAAGGCCGATTTCCTCCCCGCTGCGATCGCGGCCTATTGCTGGGCACAGATGATGAACGGTTGGCCTGCCTCGGCCAATCCGACCGGCGGCCCCATCGGCGCATCGTCTGGCGGCTCTGACGGCGGTTCCGCAGACTAACCCGAGAGGGTGAAAGGGGCGGCGAAGCTCTGGGGGCCGAGCCGCCCCGGTTTCCAGAGAGGGAGACGGACATGTGGGTACTGATTTTCATTGTAGCCGTAATCGGATCGCCGGCCACACCGGCGACCGTGCATCAGGAATTCCAGACGGAAAGCACCTGTCGAGGCGCCGAGGAGTCCATCTCGCGCCAGCTTCAGGAAAAAGGCTTGGCCGTGCATTGGGGCATCGTCGGCGGGTGCTTTCCGCGATAGGAGGCCACCATAAGCATCAGCGATTGGATTGCCGATCTGCGGGGCAGACCTCGGGCGCGCGAATGAGCACGATGCGGACGGCCTTGACTGTCCTTGCTGCATGGGTCGCGGCCGCTATCGTCGCGGGCATCGTTTTTAGCCGGGTGGTCACCAAGGCAAAGCGGCGGGGAGAACATCAAGATGCGGACAACGTGGATGACGAGCCCGCCGCATGAGCAGTCATACGCCGGGGAAACTCTGAGGGCCGGCTGGGAGGTCCTACGGAAGGAAGATCGGATGCGGCCCGGCGGCCCGCTACGCGGGTAAAGTAACCGTGAAATCCGATCGATCCCAGCAACTACCGCAGTTAGTGGGTCGCGCCCTGTCGGGTTTCTGGGCGGTTGGGGCAAGCAATCCTCTATGCAAAGCCGGCTCGGCGGGCTGCGGTTTTATCGCCCGGAAGCTGAACCAATCAAAGGAGGGAGACCGTGAAAACTGATGGGCGTGGGTGGACTGCCGAAGAGTATCGGAACGCACTGGACAATCTAGAACTTGCTCTGACCAACCTCGGCATCGTCGATCTGGTGCGAAGTTGGGGCGAGCCGCGACACCGTCCGGAGCTGGGCGTCTCTCTCAAGACCAACTGCGGCACGGTGTATCGCATCCATGATGCCTACATGGTCGCCAATCGGATGATGAACAACGCGAAATCTCACCCAGATGAGGAGGAACACGATGCGCGTCGTAAGGACAGCCGATCTGGCGCCTGAGATCGGCTCGGCGGGCTGCGGTTTTATCGCGAAAGGAACAGCCGTGGCGAACATCACAAAGCATGCGACCGGCGATCTGCCCCAATGGGCCAGCGATGCGTTGCGCGATCTCAATGTCAACTACCGACGCCTTGGCGGCGTTCAAACGGCGATGGGTCTCACGGACAAGGAAATGCAGGTGGCGCTGCTCATTCATCAGGGCGGCCATAGCAACAAGGCGATCGCCGTGATCCTCGGCAACTCCTTTCGCACCATCGAAGCTCACAGGTTGAGAATCCACGACGCGCTCGGGGTGGCAAATAGCATCCAGGCCGCAGTTAAACTGGAGCGCGCGATCGCTGCGCAGGAACGCGCCCGCATCGAACAATGCACGGGCCAGCGTTGAAATAATATTGCCGAAACTATGCTGATGTACTGATGTAACCAAAATGCCATTACTACAACAATAGACCAAGCATATCGCATTTTACATTTTCGTTCCGTCGCGTTCCACTCTATGACGACACCATGCTCTTAAGGAGCTGGGCACTAAATGGGGAATTCAATTATGAAGACTTTCGCAACGCTGCTCGGCAGCGCCTGTGTTGTTGCGTACAGCGCAAATTGTGGGTACGCCGCCGATGTCTACGGCGGGCAGTCGTATAAGGATGCGCCGACGGTCATCGCCGCCGATCCGGTATATTCCTGGTCCGGTCCGTATATCGGTGCATCGGCTGGCTTCGGTGTCGGGCAGAGCGAGAATAACGTCACGCTCTCGGAGGACTATGAGGGTGATGAAAAAGGGGATTCGCTCCCGTTCCTCCCGTCTATCGACGAGCTGAGCGGCGCGGTCTACGGCGTGCATGCCGGCTATAACTTCCAACGCGATCGTATCGTTTTCGGCGTTGAGGCCTCGCTGAACGGCACCGATATCGACGGCACCAGCACGTCGCCGGGTCTACTCGGAAGCTTGATCCAGACCGAGACCGCGATTGACTGGTACGCAACCGCTGTTGCCCGCTTGGGCATAGCCTCCGGCAAGACGCTTTTCTATGGGTTCGGCGGCGTGGCTTGGGCGGGTGTGGACTCTAAGGCATCCGGCGTTCTCGGCCTGGACATCCCCGGCGCCAGCATCACGTTGAACAACAACAGCGAGACGCCGATTGGCTGGACGGCTGGCCTGGGCATTGAGCATGCGCTGGGCGCGAACTGGACGGCGCGCGTCGAATACGCGCATGTCGATCTCGGATCCACGAGTTCATCCGCGAGCGTTCTGTTCGACGGTGAGGAAACTGGCATTGTTTCCACGCATAGCCAGGATATCGAGTTCGACACGATCAAAATCGGCGTGAACTACAAGTTCCCAGTCAACTAGCCATCGGAGATTAGACGCGCGACCAAGCATTGCCGGGCCATTTCCTGATCGGCGGCCCGGCATTCCCCTCGGCGCTGGGGCCGAGGCGTCCGGGTGACGGCCCCCATCGCTCACCCGGACATCTTTTCAATCTTCATGCATGGATTTGAAACAATGTCAGAACCGCAATTCCTTGAAGGCACCATCAAAAGCTACTCTGGCGAATACGGCTTTATCATCCCAGACGACGAAACCCTGCCAGTCATTTTCCTCCACGTATCCGTGGTGAAATTCTGCGGCCAGGATTGCCCGCTCAAGGACGACCGGGTGCGCTTCCGCTACAGCGACAGAGACGGCAAGCTTGCCGCGCGCTGGGTCGAGATTATCGGCTGACGCCCCCACCCAAGGAGCATGCGCATGAACGACAACATCAAAGCGTCAGCCCTGGAAGAAATCATCGCGGTGCTCGCCATCATCGTCGCCGCGATGCAGGACCAAGGCGTGCATTCCGGCAATGAGCTGCCGGATGATCAGTATGTGGAGGTCCATCTGACGGCGGGCGATATCCGGCGCGCCGTGGCGGCGCTCAATGCGGTGGGAAATTCAACAGCAAACAATTTGGGTGAGGATTGAAAATGGACGCTAGCGATTTCATCGGCCTTGTTGCCAAAGCGGGGAATACACCCAAGGCGGCGCCATCACTTAGCGTTGAGGCGCGGCGGTTACTCGATCACTATAGCGACTACACGAAGGTCCATAAGTTTCAGCGCGGCGATCTCGTGAAGCTGAAAACCGGGTTGAGATGCAATTTCCGTTATCCGCACGGCGACCGGCCGGGCATCGTCTTTGAGGTTCTTGATCCGCCGCTGGCTGGCGGCGCAACGTCACCGTGCACTGCCGGGTCGCTTCTGGATTTGCGGATCGGTGTATTGGATGACGACGGCGATCTGATCCTGTTCTGCTATCCCAGCCAGTTGTTCGAGCCTTATGACGGGCCGATTGAAGCATGACGCGACAGCCCGAGAGCGACAATCCGCGCGTTTATTCCGACACGCTGCACGCGATGAGCTGGGGTGAATATGCCCAGCTCGTGCTCACCGAAAGAGAAAAGCAGGAGACGCGCCGCAATGCCCGGCGCCTGCTGTGGCGGGCGCTTTGCTGGGTGGGGCTGCTGGCGGCGACAGCCGGGCTGCTGATGCTGTACGCGCCGCTGGTGATGGGGAGATAAGCATGACAGGCCCCAAACCCGCCACCCGGATTCGCGTCATCCGCAAACAGCAAGGGCTGACGCTCAAGCAGATCGCCTACGCTATAGGCACCACGCCGCAAACCGCGCAGCGGCTGGAGACCGGCAATATGACCGTCTCTATGGAATGGCTGGAGAAGATCGCGCGGGCGCTGGATGTGCCGATCGCCGACCTTTTGGTGGAACGAACACAGATAAGCCCCGAGGATGTGGCCATCGAGATGACGCGCGCGGAACTGATGCGCGCCCGCACCAATCCGCGCGAACGCAGCGTGCTGGCGTTCATGGAAGCCACTGGCCAGTACGCGGCAATGCTGATCGAAGGTCAAGCCGGCGTAAGGCCCTGGCAGGACGTCACCAAGGCGGCGGCCACGGCGGCGGCATGCGCGATCCGCATTGCACTGGATGGCGAGCCCGGCCGAGTAGCTGTCGCGCCGCCGGTGCTGGTGAGCAGTCGGGAGGTGGGGTGATGAGCGAGCGAATTGAGATCGACGGCGAGCAATGGGAAATCCGCGAGACGCGCACTGACATTTGGGTCGGCCGCGGCGCCGAGCCTCACAATCGCGGCTGCATCGTCAGCGCTCACAACAGAGATGCCTTGGTCAAGGGCATTCCCGGCGCTCGCGAGAAGCATCGCATGGGAGCGATTGCCATCGGCATGGAAGCCGCCATCGTCACCGCTTTCAAGGACGTGATCAAGAGCAACATGGCCCACGGTTGGAGGGGCAGCGAGCACTATGCCGAACGGCAGCAGAAGTTCGCCCAGCTCAAGATGATATGCGCCGATCTATGGCCATGGATTTTTGATGAACGCACCGCTCGTGATTTGGCGACGCCCGAAGCAGGTAGCCGGGAGGATGTGGCGTGAAGGTTGAACAGGACGCCTACGTGATCTGGTCGAACGAGCACCAACAATGGTGGCTTCCGATGGACGAGGGCTTCACGCGGTGGATCGAAGCTGCTGGTCGGTATACGCAGGAACAGGCTATAGAGCGTTCCGAGCCCTCCGTACGCGGCGATTACAACACTGGCTATCTCCACTTGGAGCCTAAGCGGGTCCGTCGCGACGTTATGCTGCTCGCGCCGGAATGCATTGTCACGCTCACCACCCCACCGGCAGAAGCCTGAACAGCACCATCATCCCATCCGCGCGAAGATCGCGATGGCATAAACCAAGACCGTGAAGACCATGAACCCGGCGAGCAGAACCCACCGGATATGCCGTGAGCGGATCGGACGGCGTGCGGCGTGTGGCGCTATCATTTCGCTCACCCGCCAAGCAGCGTGACAAAGACCTTGACGAACAGATCGATCGCCTGTTCGCGGCCCATATTCGCAAAAACGAGGCTTGCCATCGCGACACCCCATACAAGCCTCTCGCGCCAGCGCTCCAGCGTCTCGCGGAATGTTTCGAGCTCCGTTAGCCGGGTGTCGGCTTCTTCGGCCCACGTCTGAAGGTGAACTATGGCCGGGCCATGAAGTTCCGGGCTCAGCGGCGGCCTGAAGGTGATCGGGTGCCGCCGCATTATGTCCTCGTGCTGTGATGTTCATCCCCGGAGAATAGCAGTCTTTTCAATTATTTCCGTCATGTGCTTCGTAATTCGGGGCACCTATTGTGGCCCGAACTTCGCCGCGATCGCCAGCCCCAAGCCCACCACCGCCAGCAGATAGCCAACGACCGTGGTCACCCCCAGCCCCTTGCCGCTGCTCTCATAGCGGAACTGTTCGAGCTTGGCGATCCGATCGCTGAGAATGGTGGAAACGTCAGCAACCTGCGCGCCGAGCTTTTCCGCCTGCGCCCGGTCATTGGCGTCTTTCTGCCTGGCCAGATCGTTGACCCGCCGCGTCTCGGCCTCGCGCATGGCATTTTGATAGCGGGACTCCATCTCGCGGATGGCGCTCTGATGCGTGATCTCCGCGACGCGCATGGCGTCCTGGTATTTGCTCTCGGCGCGCACCAGATCGAGCACGTTCTTGGTGGGATCGATCGGCGCCATGGGACTTGCCGCCACGGGCGGTGGCGCTGTCATTTCTTCGTTGCCGCCATCCGACATTTCCTCAGCCTTTCACGCAGTTGCAGATGCTGG